TTTCTGATGGGCCTGCCATGGTTTCGACAGGGTGAGATAATAGAGACGGCAACTGAGTAGGCGATGACTCTAAATCAAGCAAAACTCGTAAATGCAAACGCAAATACATTCAAGTTTTTCGAAGTTCCAGCATTCGTGGCTAGCGCCGCAAACGCTGAGCGTTTCGAACTAGCAGCCTAAGAAACTGCACTTGCGAGGTAGTTATACCTTGTCACCAAAAATAGCAGAACCCGCTTCGGCGGGTTTCTTTTTGCCATTAAAAAAGGCCCTTGCGGGCCTTTTCTGTTATGCCTGTGCTTCACCCCATCGTAGAACGATGTTAGATGCAACAGCAGTTCCAGATGACTTGTACACGTTAATAGCCAGTACGTCAGGACCGTTTGGATACGTTCCTCGTCCACCTAGTGTAGTGTTGGTCAATTCTTTAAGTTCTGTTAGATCTAGAGTTGATGTGCCACCTGGCGCTGCCACGAAGGAGAATACAGTTTCTCCGGGTTGCGCATAAGGCGGATTACCAAATTTAAATGTAATAGTAGTAGATCCTGCAACTACCGGTGTAGACGTTGAGGTTTGACTGAATGTTACACGATAGTAGTTAGTACCAAAATAACCTAATAATGTAGCACTGCTTACAAACGTACCTGCGGGGAACAGTGTATCACTAACTTCTGTACCAGCCTTGGCAGTAGAAGTTTCCCAGCTGGCCTGTTGGAAGAACAGGGTACTAGTTGTTGCAAGATTGTAAGTTTTTTGTACACTTACGTTAGTTGCACCTGTGACGTTTTGATTGGCGGCCCTGTTCATAGTAATCTGATAGTAGTTGGTACCACTGATGTTACCATAGAAGTTAATACTATTAATAACGGTATTAGCCTGTATACCACTTCCAGAGATAGCATCACCTGCTGCCAAACCTTGTGAGTTATAAGTGTTAAAGTTTGCCTGGGTAATAAACACTCTACTATCACCGTTTGATATTGATCGGCCACTGAACACTGCACCTAATGCAATAGTGCCGGAAACAAACGCATTTGTTGTAGCAGTTGCAGTAGTCTGTGTTCCGCCGCCGTTCCAGTTCACACTACCGCCAGGTGCAATTTGTGCAAAGCTAGGTTGACCACCTTGAGCAGCTCCTTGCAGGCCAGTCCATTGAATGTCAGCTGGATTAATTGGATAGTTTTGCGGATTTAACACACCTTCAAGTACAATACCACCGGTACCAGTATCAGATGTAATTTCAATACCGTTTAACAATAACTGCGCTCTGTTTAACAGTTCACGCTCACCTAAGTCACCAACAATAGCGTTTGATACACTTGGTGCTAAACGAATTAAGAACGCAGTTTGTCTTGTGGTTGTGATAGAAATATTAGTGGCCGCATAGTTAAAGATGTAGCCTCGATCAGTATCAAAGCGACCGTCTGTTAAAAATGCACTACCCCAGTGACTAATAATTGGAGTAACTGTATTACTAATTAAAATAACACCAGCGCCCTTGTTGTGTACAGCGGCAGCTCCTGCTGTGAAGCTTCTTGAACTTCCTGACACAAACTGGCTAAGTTGTGCAGATCGTGTGCAGCCAGTTAATGTAGTTTGAGTTCTGCCAGTATAACTGATCATTTCATTATCAATCATAACAGTACCGTTATTAGGGAACCAATAGGCATCTTCTAGAACTACAGTTGTTTGACTGTTGGTCATTGCAGCCCCTAATCTATCTCTAGCACCTTCATTGATAACTTCATATCGAACGGGCAAGTTACCAGTACGCATGTATGCTTCGGTGTTTGTGTTACTGTTACGGAATCTGTGTGCAAATGTGTAATTGCCGTCACTACCACGTAGCATAAAATCAATAAATCCAGCACCGTACCAAGTGTACTGCATACCAATCATCTGCATCTTAGTGATGTCAACATTATATCCACTTGGTCCTGATCCGTTTAATGCATCAAGATTAAAATCTGATTGCGGAACAATAATATCAGTTGTCTTGCACAGCTTGACGTTATTAACATTAATTACGCCTCTAAAGTCAGGCGACACTGTCATACTAGTATCACTGGCAATCTGTGTAACCACGTGACTCATACCTTTAATGACCACACGATCACCTGCGGATAGTTGTTGTGTAAATCTAGTGTTACTGCCTGTAATTAAATTGCTGTCAACGTTAACTGACACTACACCGGCAATTTGGAACGTAGAACTTCTACGACCCACTGCTAATGTTTTACCATCGTATTGCCAGAACATACCATTTTGGTCGTCGTATGCGCCGGCCCGTACAGTTGCGCCGTGCCATGTGCGTACAGCCATCTGGCAACTACCACTTAGATCAGCAGTAGTAGCACCTAACACTTGGGTTGATTGCACTTTAAATGTACGTTCATCAGTGACATCTACTACTTTAAACACACCGTTATAACCGGTAGTAACTGCACCGTTAATAGTAATTTCTGCACCAATTTGGCAACCGTGATCAGTGTCATCGGTAACCACTGTGATAAAACTACCAATAGTTGTTGCTGTTGCTGTCATGCTTCGTATATCGTAACTAGGAGCAAACAATGCACCAGTGTTGTACATAACACCCTTACCTGACTGGTAACGAATGTATTTCTTACTCATACGAACTGCACTTGCTCCGTGTTGTGGCCCACCGGTGCCTAACTGCACACCTCCATCGTAAGGTCTATGTACATAGAAGCTGTCTGGTCTTGCATACACTGTACCAGTTAGTGTAGCAGTGGTATCTACAGTACCGGCTGCTCTAGCAGTAAATCTAAGTTGGGTAGCGCTCGGAACTTGTTCTACAAAGAAACTACCTTGAGCCAACACATGATTTGACCCTGAGCTACTAATTGTAGTGGTTAATGTGTTACCGGGTATAAATCCATGAGCGTTGGCAAAGTCAACTTGTATTGTTGCAATAGCACTATATGGCAGAGTGCTGCCAGAGTTAATTTGTGCAATAATTGGTTCACTAAATGTCACAGCACTTACAAAAGATTTAGCAACTGCCGTAATCGGTGTTCCAGTTGCTGTCACAGTTTGAATTAACCCACCGTCGTTGATTGTTGCCACTTGAATAGTGCCGTCAGCTGTAACTTGTGCAATGTTAACGTTGGCGTTGTTGCCACCGCCGCTGATTGTTACAGTGTCGCCTGCTTGATATCCACTGCCGCCATTGTTAACCACCACATTAGTAATTTCTTGGTTAGTCACAACATCAATAGTGAATGCCGCGGTGCCGCTACCGCCATTAATTGTAATAGGGTCACCAAATGTATACCCACTACCTCGTTGGTTAATAGTTACACCTGTAACTGCGCCACTGCCGTCAACTAGGGTGTTAACTGTTAGCCCGTTACCTGTCCCACCCGATGTAGCAACACCCACGTTTGCTCCGTAGCCAGACCCACCGTTGGTTATTTCACCTAGGGTTCTTGCGCCACCTAATGGGTTAGCAGTTGTGTTAACAGTTAGGCCAACGCCACCGCCTGTAGTAGTTGTAGCCACAGCAGTTCCGCTAGTATATCCGCTACCAGATGTAAAGTTTGGTCCTGTGTTGAAACCCTGAACAACTCCTCTAGTAACTCCGCTAACGATAGTAATAACGTCATTGACAGAATATCCATTACCTGCATTGTTAACTGACACGGTTTGAATTTCACCAAACTCGTTAATTGTAACGTTGACAGTTAGTCCAGTACCGCCCGATGGGCTAACAGTAGTTGCCAATCCGGTAGTAGTGATATAACCAATACTACGTACTAAGGAGTTGTCGTCAAAAGTCGCTACTGTAAATCTAGGACTTGCTGTGGCAACTGTCAACGTTGCGTTGTTTGCAGGAGTTGTACCTTCGAGGCCAGCACCTAAGATAGTAATAGTATTACCAGTTACATAACCGGTACCTGGTGTAGTAGCCGTTGCACTATATGAAGCGCCATTTCTTGACACTGTAAATACTGCGCCGACACCAGCTCCATTAGTTGCACCAGTTTGACCGATATACGATTCTGTACTTCCTATTATTCTAGAAGTCAGTGTACCATCTAGGCTAACTGCTGAACCTACAATTTGTGTAACTTTGATAGCAAATCCGTCGCCGCGATCAATAACTTGCCCTGGCAAAATGCCAGCAGTGTTGTTGATCACAAGACTTGTAGCACCAATTTCAGCAGTACTAGTCAATGTTGAATTAACAGAACTTCCAGTACCAACAACGCCAGTTACCTGTGTACCTGGATTAATACCGGCGCCGCTTACTGGAGCACCGGTTGGGGGCACTACGCCAGTAAAACCTACATAGTCAGCACCTAACGGTGATGTCAAACTAGTAATAATATTTCCAGAGCTACCGTTTGATTGAACACTAAAAATTGGTACACCTACGGCAGCACCTGTGTAAAATGAACCTTTACGTAATTGAGTATATGTGGTTGCCAACACTTGTCCGTTGGTTGTTCCTACCTTAGACTTGCCGTAGTAGGTAAAAGTTGTATTTGACGGAACCGAGAACACTAAGAAACTACCTTCTGCACGGCTAAATCCACTGATAGTATTGGCCAAAGCTTTGATAGTAAATGGAGTTCCTACAATATATCCATGTGGTCCTGATGTAGTTACTGTGATTAATGATGCTCCTACACCCGCTGTACTGGCAGAAGCATCTGTTACCACAGTTAGTACTGATTGATCCGTACCAGGAATTTCATAGATACTTGGATAGTTACGCATCATTGAAATAACTTGCCACTTAGTTGGTTGTAATCCGTATTCAAAGTCAGCATCAAGCATGGACTGTGGAAGGCCAACTTTGAGACGCTCCATTGCGTCTGTTGCAATAGAGTTCATACGAACTGTTGTTTCTTTACCTTCTACAAAAACTTGAATGTTGTCAGTGACCATATGACCGCTGGTGTCAACGTCAAAGGTTAAAGTAGTAACTTTGTCAGTTCCGTAAATAAATCCAGGGAAGTCGGAATCTGCAAATTCACTATAGGTTACTTCAGCCGCGGCATTTTGATCAGCAAAGTTGTAAAGAATAATATTTCGTGAAGTGTTGGTAACTAATAAGAAATCTTTTAATTTGAAGAATCCTTGTACTTTAATATAACCCCTGTTTGACACTGTAGCTGGCAAATATGTTAATCCAAACTGAATAACATCTATTACAGTGTTGGTTAATTCTTTAACTCTAGTCTTGGCAAATATTTCAGTAGTGATACTGTTGTTAATATATTGATTAACAAGAGTTTGACGAGATGCATAGGCTACGTTTTCTAAAATATAGTTATCGATCAAATCTCGAATAAATGTATGAGCAACAATTTCTGGCTCTCTGTCACCGTCAACTTGTGCAATACCGTTTTCCCAATACTTACTAGCATTGTGTACGGTTTGTCTGTTCCCACCACGTTTAAGATCGGTTATATAGCCTTCTAGAACATAACTGATATCACGCTCACATTTAGCTTGGTTGTAAGTATAGAACACATACGGTGCAATGTTATTAGCCACGTTATAGGCAATTAATGCCAGCGTCTCTGCCGCAATATATTTTTTATTAGCTTCGATTAGTGTTACTGCGTTTGGTAACAATCCGGCATTTTGACTACCGGGCGCATCGTTGCGAGGTAATGCGCTAAGTCCAGTTTGGATAGTATTCAACAGTATGTTTGACAACACCGTAACTTTTGAACTAGCACCAACTTCACCTGCGGCACCTAAAGCAATAACTTGTAAAGTTGATATTTGGTATGATGCAAAATATTTGTTGATAAGGATATCATCATTGATCAAGTTTCTTGCAAATGTGTGTGCTAATATTTCAGGCTGTCTGTTACCATCAACCTGTGCTTGACCGTTAAGCCAATATCTTGAACTGACATACCACGTGCTAGAATTACCGCCATAGGTCATATCGTAGATATAACTGTCGACAATGTAGCCGGCATCTCTGCGGCATTTAGTAGCATTGTATGTATACCCGGCAAAGGCTGCATTGTAGTTGTATACAAATGCTGGCACAGCACTTAGCCCGGTACCAATAACAGCAATTACAATATCAGCTAGTGTATTAAATGCTGTCACAGTGCCAGCTTCACCTGGATTACCAGTGAGACTTTGTGCGGCAATGACTGGGCTTTGCTGTGTTGCATAAGCCACTCTAGGTATAACGTTGGTGTTGATCAACGATTTTAAAAATACGTGTACTGCAACTTCTGCGGCTCTGCTGCCATCAATTTGTGCAACACCGCTACGCCAGTACATTCTTACAGTTCTAATAGTTTCAGCATTACCGTAACCAGTAATGTCAGCAATGTAAGCATCAACTATGTAACCTATATCTCGCTTGCATTTTTCTGGATTAAGGGTATATAACGCACCAAACGGATAAGTTGGGTTAACGTAAGCAGGGATTGCACTAAGTCCGTCTTCAATTACATCCTTGATAGTGTCAATTAATGCTGTTACACTGTTTTCTGCGCTTACTTCTGCTGTGCCGCCTACAATGCTTTGTACACTTAATTCTTGCAGTGACGGATAAATTACTTTAGGTAAAATATAGTCGTTAATAAGTCCTTTAACAAACTCATAGACCAGTGCTTCTGGAGCTCGTGAACCTGTAAATAAAAACACACCAGCTGAAAAATAATCTTCAACGGTATTAATAGTCCATTCGTTGCCGCCATATCGAATGTCTTTTAACAATGCATCAATAAATTCGCCAATATCACTTTTTAATTTTAAAGGAACATAGGTGCTTACACTGTCAAATGGCGGGTTCAAAGTAGTAACTTGATCGTCTAACCAAGCTTCTGTCTCATCTTTAATAAATTCTTTATTGGAAAGAATAAGAGCGTGGGCATTAGGAACTAGATTTAATACTGATTGAGTGGCTTGTTGTGCTGTAATATATGCACTGGCTTCTTCTTTAATAAACTCTTTGTTATTAGTTAACTGCGCAACAGCATTTGGTCTAGCTACAGGAGCACTAAGAGGACCGCCACTTTGGAAAGTTAAGTAGCCGATGATCTCTTCTATGATATATTCTTTATTTGCTGTGATAAGATTCACAGCATTTGGATACTGATTAGCATCTGGCGGAATCAATCCAGGTACAAATTTATAATCCTTAATCTGTTTCTTTCCCATTTAAATCTTCCTTGTTATTAGCTTAGTGCTACTGAAAATGCGATTGCTCGACTATCTACATATTGCTTGTTTGTAGCGTGGGTCGCTTGTGTTGGTGTAGTGGGCAACACAATATTTGCATTAGCCGTTATATTACCCTGTGCTGTGATGCTGTTATTTACAACAACACTGCCGCCAACGTAAGTGTTCTGGCTGATACCAACACCGCCTGTAACTATTACAGAACCAGTAGTTGGGTTAACACTGTTTGTACCTTTGGTAAAAGTAGCTGTGTTGTTTGATGATATAGTAGTAAATGCGGCCGATGCTCTTGTAGATGTTCCTATGGCAGTGCCGTCAATATTGCCACCGCTAATATTAGCATTGGCAAAAGAACTAGTTCCAGAGCTATTAACATTACCTGTAACATTACCTGTAACATTACCTGTAACATTACCTGTAACATTACCTACTAGATCGCCTTGGAATCCGTTAACACTCTGCATCGTGTTGGTAACTTGTACATTGTAAACTGTTAACGTGTTGGTTGAGGAATTAAACGTTAAGTTAGCATTGCCACCAAACGTGTTATTATCATTAAACTGAACATACGAGTTTGATCCGCCAGGATTGGCCGACCCGCCACCGCCACCGCCTGTTCCGGGATTAGTCCATCCTAATACTCCCGAACCGTTAGTGGCTAAAACTTGGTTAGGCGAGCCATCGCTAGCTGGCAGTGTCCAAGTAAGTGAGTTAGGCACATTGCCTGCCGCTCTGAATGCCACATAGTTTGTGTTAGCAGTGCCAAAGAAGCGTAATTCTTTCTGAGATTTAATCGATGTATCATCGCCAAACTCACCCGTACCACTAACTGACAATGCACCAGTAATACTTGAATCACCTACAATGCCTGCACCGTTGGCAGATGTTGTAATTCGTCCACCAGCTGAAATTGCACTGTTAGTGCTGATAGCGCCACCAGCGTTGACTGCACCTACAATACCAATACCACCGCTGATTTTAACAGCACCTGTAGTAGTACTGGTACTTGATGTAATGCTTAAGAAATTAGTTACGCCCGGAACATCGCCGCCTGTAAAGGTACTGGCCAATGTAGTGGCACGCCAATCGTCTCCGTCATAGTATAAAACTTGACCTTCTAGTGCGCCTGTGACGTTGACATCTGACAACGAGTTAAAAACGTGGTTAGTAATGTCACTAACTTGCCCAGTAACATTACCTGTAAATCCTGCGGCAATGAGAGACTTAGTTCCAAAGTTAATGGAATTGCCGCCTCCGCTGCCTAGAGCGTTAGAAAAGTCTGCACGTAGTAATTCAATACCGCCTGCGTCTTTTCCGTTGAAAATACGTAGGGTTCGTTTAGTTGCGTCGAATAAAATTTCACCATTACTACCAGAATATCGATTTAATTCTGTGCTAGTTTTAAGGGCGAATCTAATTGATCGTAATACGGAATTTGACATAATTATGGCTCTCTACAGTATATTTAGCAGAGTAGAACACTATGCATACAGCCAGAACCTATTGCATTTTTTTAACAAGTACTATATAATAACTTAAATTCGTAACGAATTAACTAAGGAGAAATTATGAAGAAAACCATTGCAACCATTGCAATTTTAGCATCTAGCACAGTCTACGCAGGATCTGCTAGCATCGAATATCAAAATGCCGACGGAGTAAACGGAACTGCTAACAGCAACGTATACCAAATTTCTGTCAGCGAAAACATCAATAAGAACTTTGTAATTGGCACTACTTTGAACACCACTGAAAGTTCAACTACTGGCGGGACTACTGGCAGTCGTGCAGAAGTTAATTTGTTAGGTAAAACATCACTTGGTATTACTAGCCCAGGTTTGAAAATTGCAACAGGCCAGCGGTTTACTACTACTGGTAATTTTAGTTACTATTCGGTAGAACCAAATATTACTGTGCCAGTTCCTAGCACCAAACTGTCAACACAGCTAGGTTGGAGATATCGTAACGCATATAATCCAACAGCCAACGCAGATGAAACTAAAACTTGGCGAGCTGGTATCAAATATGACGTTACCAAACAAGACTCTCTTGGGTTGCGATATGATAATGTACGCGGTGATACAAATCAAAACGTGTGGGCAGTTAATTACACCCGTAATTTTTAAAATTACTTAAATTAAAAGGACCGCAAAGGTCCTTTTAATTATTAGTTTTTTCTATTAACGTTATTAGAAAATTTATAGTTAAAATCTATTGATCTTGTAGGTTAATAGGATATATAATATACATATAGAACATACCGTTCTATGTTTTCAAACACACACAAAGGAGATATTATGAAAACAGTTGGTGATAAATTAACAGAATTTACAGTCACAGGCGTTAAGCCAGGACAACCAGAAGATGCGTTCTTTGACATTACAGAAAAGTCATTTGAAGGCAAGTGGAAAGTGATCGTATACTATCCAAAAGATTTTACATTTGTTTGCCCTACAGAAATCGTAGCCTACGACAAGTTAGCAAGTGACTTTGCTGACCGCGATGCTGTATTGCTAACAGGTTCAACAGACAATGAGTTCTGTAAAGTTAGCTGGCAAACAGCTCACGCAGATTTGAAGAAAATCACTCACACACAATTTGCCGACACAGCTCGTGATGAGCGCAGTTTGATTAATCAACTGGGCGTATTCTATGCTCCAGCAGGTGCCGCACTTCGCGCCACATTTATTGTTGATCCGAACAATGAAATCCAACACGTCACAGTCAACAACTTGAACGTGGGTCGTAGCCCAGAAGAAACACTTCGTGTGTTAGATGCGTTACAAACTGGCGAACTATGTGCATGTAACCGTACAGTTGGCGGAGAGACTCTATAATGGCATTCATTGACGCAATTAAAACTGCGTTGCCAGACTACGCCAAGGACACCAAGTTAAATCTTGACGCTGTTCTTTTGCGTAGTACTTTAGATGCAGATGTGGCTATGGGGTGTGCTGTGGCCGCACTCGCCGCAACTGGCAATGGCAAGGTACTTGCTGTCTTGTTGGCAGATGCTCCTGTTCACGCAGACTCGGCAATGACAGCGGCAAGTATTATGGCACAGAATAACGTTTGGTATCCATATGTTGAAATGACTGAAGATCCTGCTCTTAAAGGCCTGCCAGCACAGTTACGCATGAATGCTATTGCCAGTCACGGTGGAACTACCAAGAGCAATTTTGAAGCATTTAGTTTGGCGGCTAGCATTGTTGGCAAGTGTCACTTCTGTGTGAAAGCACACTATGACACATTGAAGACAGAAGGCTACACTGTAGAACAACTTCGTGACATTGGGCGTATTGCCTCAGTGATGAATAGTGTTGCTAAAGTCTTAAATAGTTGATGAAAGTAGCAATTACAGGACACACAGGCGGGCTTGGGCTCGCCTTTTTACATTATTTTGCAGAAAAACACTACGAAGTAGTTGGTTATTCTAGGTCTAACGGCCACGACATAAGTAATTTAGAAGTTGTTTCAAAAATTGTGTCTGAAATAAGAGATTTTGATGTCTTTGTTAATAACGCACACGATGCTAATCAATTTGTGTTGCTAGACCGGGTGTTTAATATGTGGGTAGGAAGACCAAAAACTATCATTAATATTTCTTCTAGATTTACTAGCGAACCTAATGCATACTCTGTTGAAAAATTAAAACAAGATCAATTCTGCCAAGAAAAAATTTATCAGTTACCAAGAATACTCAATGTCAAACCCGGTCTAGTTGATACACAGCGAGTAGCACATATCAATAAGAAAAAAATGACAACAGACAATGTTATTGAAGTGGTTGACTATTGTCTAAAGAACAACGTACAATCAATTACTTTTGGAAAATAAATGATTAAAGTTCTTGCAGATATAGATATAACTCCAATACTTGATTGCTACCAACAGTTAGAGCATGTAATTAACTGGACAGACTACGGACACAAAGGAAAGCAAGCAGGTGTTCAATACAAATATGGAGAAGATCCTTGGAGCAGTGCTGTTGGACGCAGTAAAGGAAACGACCTAGACCTTGTAGAAATAAATCCTGTGTTTAGCGGAACTCCAATTGAACAAATTATAAAAGATTTTAATCTGACCAGGACTAGACTCATGTGGGTCGGCCCTTACGCCTGTTACAGTATGCACAAGGATCCAAATCAACGAATCCATGTACCACTGATTACAAACAGTGAATGTTATTTCTTATTCAAACACGGTACGCCAACACATCTTAAATTAGGGAAAGTCTATTTGACCGATACCAGGACCGAACATACGTTTGTAAATTGTTCAGACAGCCCAAGACTACATCTTGTGGGCGCGGTAAACAATTAACATTTTTCAAAATGTTATAAAAACACCATATTACCAATAGGGTCTTGACAGAAAGACTAAATAAAACTATAATAGAATCATTGTTAGAAGTTGTTCGCCAGTGAAAACTTTATTTGCCAAATTTGCAAATAGCGGTTGACAGAAGGCACTAACTACAGTACAATAGAGACAAGTTAGCAAACAATGTAATCCAGAGATGTTGTAAAAATACAACAAAGAAAGATTTCAAAAGTTGTTGACAGCGGTACCGTAAGGTGCTATAATACATACAAGTTAGCAGGCAATGGTGCTTACTAACAAATTTTTTAAAGAGATTTAAGAGAAAACAAAATGCAATCGTTCAATAGACATCAGCAATTTAATACGATGCCCAAACTGGCAGGTGTAATAGCCTGTTCTTGGTTATCGATTAATGGCGGAAGTCTATCATATGATCGCACACCAGAGATTCTAAGGGTCCGGAGGACTGTCGTGTAACACACAAGTTAACACAACAAACTTCAAGGACCCTAGGATTAAAAACCCTGGGGTTTTTTGTTTTTGAACAACAGGTTATGATAGAGATAGATAAGAAAAAACAACGAGAAGCTGAGTTTACACGTCAGCATACACTGACTCCACAAGATCTTCGCAAGATGATTTTGGAAAAGGCAGAACGTGCAAGAGTGTATAGCAAAGCCGTTAGAAAGCGAGAGATTGCTCAAGAGTAGTCGTAGATCGCAAAGTGTGAATATACAGGAAACGAGGTCCTGGCTCTGCACTTAAAACACGGAGCAAACGGGCGGACTAGTGGATGGCATTCCCTCTTGTGGGAAGAAAATACTAGTTATTAAAGCATATTAGGCTGGTCGTAAAATCATCGTTGGACTTTAAGACTTAGTATGCTTTAATAAGCACATTCTTTATGAGCAAACATAGTTTGCTTATGGACTAGGGTTTCCTGGTCGTGAGTGTGTTAACAAATTTGCCGTTGTAGCTCTCTGGGAGGGTGACTCGTTGTCTGCGAGACTTAGGTGGGTTCGATTCCCATCAGCGGCGCCAGTTTATGTAGCGGTGGCAGAGAGGCCCATTGCAATGGATTGCAAATCCGTAAAACCGTGAGTTCAAATCTCACCCGCTACTCCAAATCATACTCCGGTCGTCTAGTGGCTAGGACGCCAGCCTTTCAAGTTGGAGAAGCGGGATCGAAACCCGTTCGGAGTACCAAGTTTTGTAAGTGTCAGCAAGTGAAATCACGCTAGTAAGGTTTCTTCGAAGGACCGAGCTAGTAGAAGGTGAGGGTTCGATTCCCTGAAAATCTCAACAGGCGAGAACGCTGGATGAATCCCAAGTGACGTACCGAGTCCCGCTCGAGTTTATTACACGGGTGAATGGTTCCAATAATGATGGTGGAACTACTTACAAATTCAATTATTCGGGAATAGTGTAATGGTAACACTACAGACTTTGACTCTGTCATTCTAGGTTCGAGCCCTAGTTCCCGTGCCAAATTATCTCGCCTTAGTATAATGGATAATACAGTAGGCTTCTACCCTACGAATGTGGGTTCGATTCCTGCAGGCGAGACCAAGTTAAGGATGTTAACAGCAAATTTTATACACTAGACTTTTAATCTAACCAGTAAAATACATCCTGTTTTATTTGCTACTTTAGCTGATGTGGTCATAGCGGCGGTCTGAAGAACCGTTGAACCAGGTTCGATTCCTGGAGGTAGCACCAAATATATCGCTGTAGTATAATGGATAATACACTACGCTACGAACGTGGGAATTGTGGTTCGATTCCATACAGCGGTACCAAACAATTTAATGGGCTAGTAGTGATACTGGGGTACACAGGGCACTTGCAATGCTCAGATTGGAGTTCGATCCTCCACTGGTCCACCAATTTTATCTCGCATTCGGTTAGTGGCTATACCACTCCGTTTGGGGCGGAGACATCGTAGGTTCGAGTCCTACATGCGAGACCAGATTTTGCTCTTTTCGTTTAATGGTAAGACACCGGTTTTGTAGTCCGGCAATTGGGGTTCGATTCCTCGATGGAGCACCAAGTTTAGGATACTAACAGCAAACTTAAAAAATTCAATTTGAACTTGAAAAGTAAATGTATCCTGTTTTATAGTAAGGAACTCAAATGGCAAATGTCAAAAAAGGTAACTTAACAGCGCCTCCACAATGGTGGAAGCATTTGAAAGATTGGAAACGAGTGTTTTGGAAATCAGAACGCCAAGCCCAAAAGAGAAATATCAACAAAGGAGAATGACATGAAACGTACAGGTAAACTGTAGTGTCATCCTAGACCCCCGTATGGTCCTGGATGGCACGTAAAAGAAAATATTTACGATCCATCCACAGCTGGCGTTAACGGTAGCGTACTCGGCTCTTAACCGATGAGGTGTCAGTTCAAATCTGACGCTGTGGACCATATGGGGGTATAACTTAACGGCAAAGTAGTAGGCTTTTAACCTATTAATCAGAGTTCGATTCTCTGTGCCCCTACCATAGATAAACATACTTTCAATCTGAATTGACAGATACAAACAACCAAGGGGAGCCACTGGGTTCATCCAGTTTCATCCTGAATTGACAGGAACAAGGTTGTAAGGAGAGCCGAGTGTGTTTTTCTATGGTAATGTAGCATAACGGTAGTGCACCACCTTCATACGGTGTCCAGTGAAAGTTCGACTCTTTCCATTACCACCAAATATACCCGGATAGTTAAATGGTATAACAATCGGCTGATAACCGGTCATTACAGGTTCAATTCCTGTTCTGGGTACCAATTGTTTTCATAAGTAAATTTATGCACCGTTAGATCAGTTGGTTAGATTGGCTAAATAAAGTTAGGAGAACTAACCTATGCCAATTGCTAACTGTATTAACTGCGAAAAAGAATTTAGATGGATGCCATCGCAAAAGTCTGGAAAGTATTGTTGTAGTCCCTGTCAGATTGAACATAGACTAAATGAAGCTATTGCTTCTGGCAATTACACAAAGAACAATGCAAAAACTTACTTTAAACGCAACACGCCATATAAGTGTTCTTGTTGTGGTATAAGCGAGTGGAACGGCAACCCCATCGTTTTACAAATTGATCATATTGATGGTAATAATTCCAATGATGTGATTGAAAACTATCGTTACTTATGTCCTAACTGTCATACTCAGACTGACACCTGGGGAGTTAAAAATGCCAGTGAAGAAGGTAGGTTGCGAATGAGTAAGAAAAAATTGGTCTCATAGTATATCGGTTAGTATAATGGCCTGTCACGCCGTAGGGACGAGTTCGATTCTCGTTGAGACCGCCAATTTTGCGCCAGGGGTTCAAGTCCCCTACGGTGCGCCAAATCCCGTTAGCACAGAACGTTATCTGTGTCGCTGGCTCGGCGTTATAGGGGCCGGGGGCGGCCAACCGTTAAGAAGGATTCCAAAGACGTAACATGGACTCGAACCGCTGAGTAGAATTGCAACTACGCAGATATCAAAACGCAATGACAGGGTGTGCAACTCAAGTAAGGGCGACGTGGAAGTTGTAGCTTACACAGAATAATGTATCTCTAATGTAATGGCAGCATGACAGTCTCCAAAACTGTTCGTCGGGGTTCGAGTCCCTGGAGGTACGCCAATAATGCGGGTATGATGTAATGGTAACCTGAAACCTTGCCAAGGTTTATTCGCGAGTTCGATTCTCGCTACCCGCTCCATTCAAGATTTGTTGACAGCGTTGTATACTAACACTATATAAATGTAAGGAAGGTCTACACTATGTTAAAATCATTTATTAAAGCAAAACTACATCGAGTTGCAGTCACTGATGCCAATTTAAATTATATCGGTAGTATTACTATCGATGAAAAACTAATGAAGGCAGCAGGCATTGAAGCATTTGAATATGTTCATGTAAATAATCTAAGTAATGCCGCTCATTGGGAAACCTATGTTATTCCCGGCAAGGATGGTGAGATAATTCTCAACGGGCCACCTAGTAGATTATTTCAACCAAACGATCTTGTAGTGGTACTAAGTATGGTTACACTTCAACCCGGTGAAACTGCAACACATCGAACTGTATTTGTTGATAATCAAAATCACGTCACTGAAGTAATGACAGGTGATATTAAATTTGATGCAGTGTAATCATTTAAAAGAGATAGGTTCTAATTACCTATCGCATCTAAAAGTAGCTGTAAAACTATCATGCTATAGTTTTATGGCTGCATTAGCTTTTCTTATTCATTCTCTCCTGCCATGTGTATTCACGCACACTGGCAGCAATCTTATTAACCGTGTTCTAGAGATATTAGAACATAGAAAATAAATTCAATCTTTAGTTCCTTAGCTCAGCGGTAGAGCAGTACGTTGACATCGTGAAGGTCACAAGTTCAAACCTTGTAGGAACTACCAAACTTTTCCCGCTTTGGTGTAATGGTAGCACACGTATATAAAGGTTATCCTGTCAAGGATACAGTCAGCAATATACAACATTCCATGTCAAGGACGAGATCGTGGTTCGAATCCACGGGGCGGGGCCAATCAATGTTGTTCCTAGTGTAGTGGTCGCACAACTGTCTGTGAAACAGTTAGAGAGGGTTCGATTCCCCGGTTCAACCCAATTAAATTGCCAGCGAGACTTGGAAGTCAGAGAGGTTTTATAAACCTTTTAGCGCCAGATTAGCGTTCTTGAGAGGGTTCGATCCCCTCCGCTGGTACCAATTAAAGATTGTTAATAAAGCGCAATGCCTTGTTAACATTAGTGAAGTATTGCATTTCAAAGTAAGTGTTATCGTACACATCTTGTACCATAACGCAACATACACCTTCGTACAAACAAAGATGAAAATATAATCCTTGCGGAGTTATGTGTTCGTAAGTCTTCACAAAAATATTTATGCCCCGTTACGCTAATTGGTAGTGCGGATTCTCTCAAAAGGAGTTGGCTGTCTGTTCGAATCAGACACGGGGTACCACACATTCGGGCTTTGGTGAAATGGATATCATTTCGGTCTTCGAAACCGACGGTGGGAGTTCGATCCTCTCAAGCCCGGCCATGCTCTTATAGGTAAATGGTAGACCGCCTCTTTGGTATGGAGGTAATGAAAGTTCGATTCTTTCTAAGAGCACCAAAATAGTTTAAAAATAGTTCAAAATGTTGTTGACAAACAATGTGGTATACTATATAATACATACATGCGCTGATAAAACAGTTGCATAAAATGTTCTTTAAAAATTTAATTTAGCAATGACGCTATCGTCTATCGGTTAGGACACTAGGTTTTCATCCTGGCAAGCGGGGTTCGATTCCCCGTAGCGTCTCCATTGTTAAGTGTTATAAGGTATCGTGTAGGGACGCTTACACTATTCGGGTCAAAGCTGCCGGCGACTGATCCTGAAATAACTGCATCGGCATTGAGTATGTTTAGCGACTATCTCAGAATTTGCACATAACACTTAACAATGGAAAGTTTATTGCCCAGGTGGTGGAATGGTATACACGGTGGTCTTAGAAGCCACTGCCGCAAGGATTGAGAGTTCGAGTCTCTCCCTGGGCACCAATATATGGAGATGCGGCTACGATGGTGGAGTGGCCCCGGACTGTAAATCCGGTACTTAAGAAACGCAATAGGTTCGAATCCTATCATCTCCACCAGTAATAAGGAAGCGTGGCAGAGTCCGGCTTATTGCAACAGTCTTGAAAACTGTCGGCTCGAAAGGGTCCGTGAGTTCGAATCTCACCGCTTCCACCAAACATGCGAGTATGGAGAAATTGGTATACTCAAGAGACTTAAAATCTCTCGTCGAAAGGCATGCCGGTTCGACCCCGGCTACTCGCACCATAGTTAAAGGAAGACTCCCATAATGGTATTGGAGCGGCTTGCTAAGCCGTCGATCGGCAACGGTTTCGGGGTTCGAGTCCCCGGTCTTCCGCCACATAAAGGAACGCAATATGCCAATGTATGAAACAACTGTTAGAACACCACAAGGTGAAGAAAAGAAAAGAATCTATGCGGATACACCGCAAGAGGCTAAAAAACTTTTTGAACAACTGTATGGTGGACCAAGAGCAGTTCCCTACATTCCACATATTATTCCAAGTTAGTATTATTCCCCAGTAGCACAGCGGTAGTTGCACTTGACTGTTAATCAAGGTGTCCGTGGTTCGATCCCACGCTGGGGAGCCAATTAAAAGTAATGTTTGAGATCGTGTTCCCACATTTGATCTGCAACTATTTTATGAGTTTGAGGTCCGGGGTGCATGTTGTCCCTCCCATTATCAACTTTGTCAGGAAATTTAAAATTTATTTTTCTAAAACGTCGATACTTATTAATAAAAGGATCTATTTTAGAATCTTCAACTTTGAGCGACCAAGAACAATAATGAATGTAGGCGTTGTATTTCTCTGCTAATAAGTCTAGAATACATAAACTACGGTCAGCTTGAAATAGAGCGTTTTGTTCGTCTACTAATAACGGCTCAAAACTTTCGTGCCCGTGGTGTCCTGGCATCCAGTCAACTATTTCGCCGGACGGTTTGACAATTTGTCTTCTAGTCCAAGGCGGCCGCATAAAGATTATATGACGGGGTCTTATAGCATCACCGTGCTCAGATAAAAATGATGCTTGAGTATCTATGCCAGCGGCACCCACTGCAAAGTTCCAGTATGGTATATCCTTGCCTGTTTTTGCTCGAATCTTTTCAAGTATTTGATAAGCCCAGGTTGCTTCCTTAGGTACTCCTGTACCTTCAGTAAAGCTACATCCAAGAAACAGTATCGGTAAAGGACTAGGTAAATTAAATTCGTCACATCTAAATCCGTAACTGTTAAATTGATAACCAAATGAGGTAGGTGTATAAGGATTAGGGCCGTATTGTCCTTCTTCTTTATATGCTTCCAGATTATCAGAAGGACACCAGTTAAAATAACAGTTCCTTCGATCGTGTATTCGTCGATTAAAAAATTGCATCTAATATTTATAAAGGAAAAAAAATGAAACCAACTTCAGCGTATAAAATGAGTGGGCTAACTAAAATGATGTTAGCATCCACAGGATTTCGCAATATAGAAGATCGTAATGCATGGAAACGTGCAATGATTGAAGCAGAACTATCTGCAGAATCTGCACGTAGAACCAATAGTAAAAGTAAAAGTAAAACACCAGAATAAATAGTTGCCGCGGGGAGGGTCCGGTCACCAGCGAGGTCTCATAAGCCTTTGCCGTCCTTGGTTCAAATCCAAGCCCCGCAACCAGTTTTGGGGGTGTAGCTCATTTGGGAGAGCGCCTGCTTTGCAAGCAGGATGTAGCAAGTTCGATCCTTGTCACCTCCACCACAAACACCATTACACACAATGTATGGTGTGATAAGTAGTGTGTAATAAATTTGCCCTTATAGCTCAGTGGTAGAGCAGCCGCCTTGTAAGCGGCAGGTCCTGTGTTCAAATCATAGTGGGGGCACCATTTTAAAGAGTCTTTATGTCAATAACTGTATACTGGGCACCAAATTACGAATTTGGAAATATTGATTGGAACATGTTGTATGCCGATCCAATAAGTGTATTTGACAAACAGATAGAACAAAAAACAACTGTGGACAAATGGGACAGTATGTTTTACTGCCCGGCATTTAAAAATCTAACTAAGAATACATTAGAATTTAAAAATCCACTAGCATCCACTTTCCTGTTTGATGAGCAGGGTAATGTAACTCCTAGTAAAAATGGTATGACTGCACAAACTGTAAGACAACCTAATATCAAAGATAGGTTCTTACTAGAGTATGGTATTACACCAATTTTCTTTTCTGATGCAGATATTTCTGTTACAATGACTTCTCCTTGGTTGGAAACGCCACAGTGGGCAAGTCAAGCTAACATTGTGCCAGGAAGATACAATATTGGAAAATGGTTCCGTGCAGTAAACATCGAGTTTATGATGGGGCAGGGTATTAAAGAACTAACAATTGAAAAAGATGAGCCGTTAGCCTATTTTACGTTTAACACCGATGAGCATGTAAAGTTTGTGAGATTTAAAATGGATCCAGAACTACGTAGGTACTCTGTATCCTGTGCAACATCGACTAGTTGGGAACCTTGGATTCCCTTAGCTGATAGGTACCGCAGATTTCAAGAGTCGAGGATGAGAAGTATAATCTTAAAAAAGATTAAAGAAAATATTGTTGAGTAGCAATTGGAGATAGCATGAAGATCAAAGAAACTCTCGATAAAGCGTATGGCAACGTACCGCGTGAAACTACAATCCTATTTGATCTTTCGTGGATACAAACTCGAAGCATTAAATATTATTGGATAAGATTTAAACGATTATTTACAAGATAACCCGGGTTACACTTTGTACTGTTAATTAAAGTGGGTAATTGCCAATACCATAAGAGCACGGCGCATTGGATCTGCCGCAAGGCCCGCTATATGGGCGACTTGAGAAATCACAAAGGCGGGGACGCTATCCCGTCTAAATGGAAAAGAACGTGGACGGGGTAACCACCCAGTTTAGGGCCTATGTGGTGTAGGTAGCTAGACACTTTATTAAAACAAACTTAAATCCCTAAAAAGATCAGGTTTGGCATCCCAGTCACTGTGATAGGCATAGCCCATATACTTAATACGCCTTAGTTTGTTTTAATAAAGTACATTTAACTTATCTATAAGATAGGTAGGAAGGACAGGGCACCAGCGTTTAGCAAAAGCCATAAATGTACTTTACTAAAGTATGCGGGGTTAGTTTAATGGTAAAACAGCAGATTTCCAATCTTCGGTCGAGAGTTCGATTCTCTCACTCCGCTCCATTTATTGAGGCAATATGCTAGATACATTTGCAAAAAAACAAGACTATCAACTGATAGTTGATCAAGAAACATTTGGAGTATTAACTAATGTTAACAGCATATCGGTAGCACATGCCGTGGCCGCGGGCATTGGTAATAGTTCTGCAATGAATGTATTTCTTCAAAACACCGAAGTGTTTAACAACTTAAATTATCGTAAATCAATTGATCTTAATGTTACACTTTTGCGAAGGAGTGACCAGGCCTTGATAACTAGCGAAAGTAATGTTGCAAAGTCAGTGGATAAAATTCCAGGTGACAACATGTTTGCAGTAATTCCAATTGAATCACCTACAGTGGGTTTCTTAGAAAAAAGAAAACTAGCCAATGCTAGAGCAGCCGGTATTGTTGCTTTAGAACAAAAGATAGAAAGATATCTTTGTCGAGCAAAAACTTATTGCGGAGACGAAATCTTTATTCCGTTTATGGCTAAAGAATTAGAAAACAAAAACTCTTTGGCAATAATTGAATGGGCAGACATCCAAGAAATAACTGTTGAAGAAGCTCGATCAGACTTACAAATGAAAGTAATGTCTACTCAATTAATTGTGTCGAGATTAAATGCAGTATGGGAAAAATATGTAAAGCGTATTAACGCTACCACAGATGCCGGTACTATTTCTCATCTCGTTAGATACGAATTAGAAATTGAACTTAGATCAGGTTCGCAATGAAACTTATATACGCATATAGTCAAGAATTAAAAGACCCAACTTTAGAATTTCCGCAAGAAGATGTTAATCTATTCAAAGAAATTTATAAGATTGACGGTGATGGATGGCTAGTTGATCGAACTGGACTTATCACCTTTCCGTTTAACGAAACTTTACTAGATAGGCATATACTGCCCGAGTGCGTTGAACCTGTGACATTTGCTGATGCATGTTTGTTTCATGCCAATGAGCTTCTAGACTTAGATCAACCCATATACATTATGTGGTCAGGAGGTATCGACAGTACAGCAACGGTTGTATCGTTACTTAGAACAGGAAGGCCGTTAGATCGAGTTACAATTATTTTAAACTATGACAGTGTAAAAGAATATAAAAATTTTTACGAAACATATATTCGAGGAAAATTTAAGATATTACCTAGCGAGCAAGCAACTCTGTTACTTACTTTTTCTAAATTAGATGGCATTGTATATTCAGGTGAAGGCGGCGACCAAATTATGGGCAATCCTTTAGCTACAGTAATATATCGAACTATGCCACAAGGGTTTCTAGAAAGACCATTTAATTTAGAAAATCTTAGAGAACTATTTTCTTTTAAAGGAATAAGTGAAAAAAGTATTAGATGCTGGTTTGATATGTACATCACAACTATTACTCGATCGCCTAGGCCAATTAAGAATATGTACGACCTTGTTTGGTGGCATGGATTTAATTTCAAATGGCAACAACGTGGGCTTGTGATTTATTTGCGTATACACAAAGACGCAAAAGTAGAACCGTTTTATTGCGGTAAAAAGTTCCAAGAGTGGTCATGCACTAATGAACCGAACTTAGAAAACTTTAGTACTTTAAAATCAGAACAGAAGAAATTCATAGCCGACTTCACTGGAGACAATGATTATTTTGTTAATAAATTAAAGCATCCATCTAGCACACTGTATTACGGCATTAAATCTGCGTCTGCATTAGATGAAAATTTTAATAAGTTGTTTGATTGTCCACTAATGAATTTTTATAATCCCAATAATAGTTTTTCTAAATGGTTGACAACAAATTGTTAATACAATAAAATGTAAGAATAATCGGAGTGTAGCGCAGTCTGGTAGCGCACCTGGTTTGGGACCAGGGGGTCCAAGGTTCGAATCCTTGTACTCCGACCAATTTTAAATATAACTATGATATATAATCTCGATGAAAACAATAAATTCTATGTAGAATATACTAGTTGTGAGAGACCTATAGGCACACTCAGACAAGAAATGGAACGTGCTTGCATTAAACTTTCCAATGAAGGTAAAATCTTAATAAGTCTTACCGGTGGGTTAGACAGTCAAGTTTTGTTACATACATTTCATACTCTCGGTTTAGCATATCAATGTGCATTTATGTATCATCCCGGATACAATGATGTTGAATATGAAAATATTAAGTTTCTTGAAAAGAAATATAACTTTAAATGCATTGTTATAGATATAAACCCAGATGCACTTAAAGAAGAAATTGAACAGTTAGCAATTACAACTGGAATACCTGCTGAACATCATATGATGAAAAAGTTCCTAGCACAGCTTCCAGAAGATACTGACTTTTTACAAGGAATCGAAAGTTTTGATCTAATGTTTGATTGGCAAGGTAACGCACATTGTTTAGAATCGTGGACTTCTATTGAGATAGCAAGTCAGCGAGCATTGAAACAAGTTCCCCGATCTGGAAAAATTGTCTGCATCGATCGGCGAGCACCATTTAACGAATTTGCGTTAGCGTACTTATCAGACCCAATTGTTACTAGTTACATTAATAGTATTGAGTATATAAAAGGAAACGGACTAGTTGAAAAAAATTCAGGTACTGCCCCAATGCTACTCTTTTCGTGGGAGTACTATGTTAAACCAATTATATACGGAATGCACTGGGGAACTGAATTAAAAATGTTTCCAAAATATATTAGTTGTAAAAAAGTTGACTTCATAATGAATCCAAGCGATACTAGGCTTCGCCATAATTATAAACGGTATGCCGTTTATATTAATCGAGACAAGTTAATTAAACATTTAAGTGATTGGGGTTCTGGTAAAACAGAAAGATATACACAACTATAAGATGAACATATACAGCTTGACAACTGATGAACATTAAAGTATAATACTATTTTACACAAGGAATTTATGAAAAAGTCAAAAGGTCTAAGCAGAGGTACAAGTATAGATACTGAGGTATGTGTTATCAATGCAGGAGGAAGTCGCTTTGACATGGTACTTATTGCTAGTACACGGGCAAGAGAGCTTGAACGTCAAAACAGAAACAATGGAGACCAAACTTTATATGTAAATCCAAGTGTTACTGCATTACTTGAACTTCAATCGGGTAAAATTGGAAAAGAATATTTGAAACGAGTAAAATAAAAATTGCCTGGATAGCTCAGGGGTAGAGCGTCTCCTTTACACGGAGAGGGTCCGCGGTTCGAAACCGTGTCCAGGTACCAAAATATATTTAGGCAGTTTAGCCAAAATGTAGTGACAAAAAGTACAAAGTGTACTATAATAGACACATAGCAAGCAGAAATGCTTGTAGAGAGTTTTAGGATCGTATCAGCAACTCATAATTACTATGAACTGTTGGACCCTATGGTAGTCAGCTGGAGTTGAAGGGCTTGCCTGGAGACATTGAAGGTTGCTATTGAAATAGCCCAACGAAGCACAGAGTGATGGCCTGTGTCTAATAAAAGCAGTCAACAACGATCCTGTTAATTTTGGATGACTACAGCAATTTAAACTACATCTTAATGCTATAGAAGGTGGTCGGAGGACAGGCAGAAATGCTTTCTAGAAATAGACACTGATAGAATAGATAGGTCCAGAGAATCTGGAATATGATTTACATACAGAAAAACATGTAATAGGCAACATGAATGTTGCTAGGGTCTGGGTGCCGTAATTGGCCAGACCAGAAAATAAACAAATTGGCACACTCATCCTGTTAAATTTAGAATGTTAACAGCAACTTTTAATTTTCAAGCATATCGAAAAAAAATACATTCTGTGAGGTAATAAAATGAACGCATTTGTAACAGCAATCGCAAATCAAGAAGCTCGTACCGAAAACGGTATGAAGGCTCGTAAGTCAACAGCTTCGGCGTGTGTTGACTTGTTCTACAAGATCGGCGCAAGCCGTGGTAAGAACATCACAGGCGACTTCACAGCCGCCTATGTAGAAAACAGTGATGTGGCACTACGCATCGCACAATGGGCACGTGATGTCCGTGGCGGTGCAGGTGAACGTCAACTGTTCCGCGACATTCTAGTTCATCTAGAAAAGCGTGACCCGGACGCCGCTTTGGCTCTGTTGAAGAAGGTTCCAGAAGTGGGCCGTTGGGATGACATCTTTGTCTTCACTTCACCAGTGTTGAAGTCAGCCGCTTATACCATGTTGGGCGATGCCCTACGTGCTAAGAACGGCCTGGCTGCAAAGTGGACTCCTCGTAAGGGTAAGATTGCGGCTGAAGTACGAGCATTCTTTGGAATGACTCCTAAGCAGTACCGCAAGTCATTGGTAACAATGACAAACGTTGTTGAAACCCAAATGTGTGCAGGAGATTGGGATAACATCAACTTCAGTCACGTTCCTTCTGTAGCGTCTCGACTATACAAGAAGGCATTCAACCGTCACAGCCCAGCGTTCGCTGAGTATGTTGCCAAGTTGGTAAGTGGTGATAAGACTGTTAAGGTTAACGCCTCTGCAATCTTTCCACATGATGTGTTGAAGGGAGTGATCGGTAGCTACCGTGCAACTTTAGACAAGACAGAAACTGACCACATTGTGGCACAGTGGGATGCTTTGCCTAACTACGTTGGAGATGCCAGCATCATGCCAATCGTAGACGTTAGCGGTTCTATGTCCTGCCCAGCAGGCAAGAACACTAATGTGACTTGCATGGATGTTTCAATCAGCTTGGGCTTGTACCTAGCAGACAAGAACAAGGGCGTGTTCAAGGACACATTCTTGACTTTCTCTAGCAAGCCACAACTTGTTACTCTAAAGGGTAACATTGTTGACAAGGTTGCTCAAATGAGCAAGAGTGATTGGGACATGAGCACTAACTTGCATGCCGCTATGGACAAGATCCTAAGCGTTGCAGTTAAGGGTTCAGTACCAGCTAGCGACATGCCAGCCATGTTGCTAATCTTGTCAGACATGCAGTTTAACCAATGTGCTCGTTACGACGACACAGCAATGCAAATGATCGAACGCAAGTTCGCAGATGCAGGTTACTCTGTGCCACAGATTGTTTTCTGGAACCTAAACAGTTCAGATAACGTGCCTGTTAAGGCAGACAAGAGTGGTGCCGCATTGGTAAGTGGATTCAGTCCATCAATCATGACTAGCTTGCTAGCCGCTGATTTGGATCAGTTCACTCCAGAAGGTATCATGCTTAAGACTGTAATGAGTGATCGTTACGCTCTCTAAGCTGTTGTAGAAATACAACACCCCTAAACCCTGTCAGCTTACCCGTTGACAGGGTTTTCTTTTGAGTATATAATTAAGACATGTACACAGTAATAAACAAAGAAATAGAAACAAACTTTCCTAGCTTAGATAAGGCAATGATCTATGCTAAAACTCTAGATTCTTTTGTAAGCATTGTAGGAAGCGAATTTGAAATTGTAGGCATGTTTGGAGTAGACAGTATCAAAGATGGTTTATGCCCAGATGGCATTGCCTACGATTGGAACAAGGCTAGCCGGATTGGGCGAGTTAAAAAGGAGCGAATATAATGGAAATCTCAAGAGCAGAACAGAGCGTTATAAAGTATAATCAAGAACAGTATCGATTAGATCAGGCTCGTTTGGAAAAACACCGAGAACAAGATTATAGCAAAAAGATTGAAGAACGTAGACTTGATCAAATCATAGCAGAACGAGTAGCAAGAAATATTCGTCTAGATTCGGATAAGGGTCGACACATCGACATAGAAACTTAGGAGGCATGTATGCCATGGATTGAAAACGTAGCCGCTGATGACATCCCAAAAAGATTTCATCACGAAGCAGGTGAGAACAGTATGCTGATTAGCATAGTTGATCCAGCAAGTTGGCGGCCTGTACCTGCACATAAGTTCAAAGAACAACATAACTTTGAGTTTTTGGATGTAGAAGAAAAGGATGAAGTACTGGAAGAAGCAATGAAGTGCAGTCACGAGCAGGCTAACGAGCTTGTTCGATTGTTACAACACGCATTAGAGCACCGTATGAATGTAGTTGTTCATTGCTATGCAGGCATCTGCAGATCGGGTGCGGTCTGTGAAGTTGGCGTCATGATGGGGTTTGAAGATACTGGCAGATTTCGTAGTCCAAATCTTTTAGTCAAGCATCGCATGATGAAGGCATTGGGGTGGACATATGATGAAAACGAAAAGCCAAACTTAGATGATTGGCGCTCTATGAGACCTATTGGAGATTAATATGTATTTGTGCAGAGAAGAAGTTCAAAAGATTTTAGATACTATGGACAAGTTTCCAGAAGCTACTAGTTTTGAGTTGCTACAAGACAACAGTAGCGGTATTGGTAGTGTTACTAGTTTGATAGTACATACTAAAATTAATGGTTTAGACGGTGAGTTCAAAACTGAAATTTCAGGTGTGGAGAATTGGTAATGACAACATGGGTGACAAGTGACTTGCATTTTGGGCATAAGAACATTATGAGTTTCTGCCCAGATGCAAGAGCACGATTTAGAAATGATTTAGCTTACATGAACGAAGCAATGGTTAAAGAATGGAACGACTTGATCGAACCAGAGGACACCGTTTACATCTTAGGTGATGTTGCGTTTATGTCAGGCAGTGATGCCGCAAAGATGGTTAAGCGTTTGAATGGCATTAAAATTTTAGTACGTGGCAATCACGACCGTAAGACATTGATGGATGTAAACTTTCGCAGAGCCTTTGCAGAAGTACACGAGTATTTAGATATTACATATAATGGCACTAAGGTTATAATGTTCCATTATCCTATTGCAGAATGGGATCAAATGCACAGGGGTGCTGTTCATTTACACGGTCACTTGCACGGTGGGGTAAGTGGAATGGAAAAATTCCGTTGCCGTGATATGGGCATGGATGCAACAGGTCGTATTGCTGTTAGTATGGAAGACGCGATCCGCGATGCTATGCATGGCGAGATCAAAGGACATCACGTTAAGGAGTAAACAATGGAAATGGTAGAAAGAGCTAGAGTATTTGCTACAGCGGCACACGCGGCTGTTGGACAAGTTCGGAAGTACACTTTCGAACCATACATTGTCCATCCTGCTGAAGTTGCAATGATTGTTGCCGAAGCCGGCGGATCTGAAGCAATGGTTGCGGCTGCTTGGTTACATGATACTGTAGAAGATACTGGTGTTACTAACGAAGTTATCCGTGCCGAGTTTGGTGCAGAAGTTGCAGAGTTAGTTGGATGGTTAACAGACGTTAGTCGTCCTGAACACGGCAATCGAGCGCATCGAAAGGCATTAGACAGAGCACACTCTGCAATGGCACCTGCTGAAGCACAGACAGTTAAGTTAGCAGACTTAATAGCCAACACTCGTAGTATCGTAGAACATGATGTTGCGTTTGCTAAAACGTACTTAGAAGAAAAGCGATTATTGTTAGAGGTTATGACTAAGGGCGATGCTACATTAATGGCAGAAGCTAGAAAGTATATCCGATGACTTATATTACTAATAAGTATCAATCAATCCGACTGCCTAATGAACCAGGCATGTTGGATTGGTTACAAGAAACCTATCCTAACTCAGGATACTACATTGTGGAGACAGCATGATAGATGAAAGCCATTTACCAGTAGCAGAACAAGGATTAGTGTTTCGCCTGCGTAAGCGAGCAGAAATACGGAGACAAATTAAAGATCGTAAAAGTGTACAAGAAGGTGCCGCAGACAGAATAGCAGATTTGCTAGAAGAAGCGGCAGACGAAATAGAAAGGTTACAAAAATGCCAAAGTGTTATCAGCTAGTTGGAGTTCCGGGTTCAGGTAAGAGTACTTGGATTAAGGATCAAATTTGGGCATTAGGTTTGAACATCGTTTCAACTGATGTTTGGGTGGAAGATTATGCTAAACGAATGGCAAAGACCTATTCTGAAGTGTTTACAGAATATATGCCAATTGCTGTTAAACTAATGGCTGATCATGTAGTCAAGTGTCGTGAAAACAATCATGATATAATTTGGGATCAAACTAGTACTACTGTTGCTAGTCGCAGACGTAAGTTCCGTATGCTTCCAGACTATGAACATATTGCAGTTGTGTTTGGTACACCCCCTACAGATGAATTGGTTAGCCGTTTGGCAGGCCGTGTGGGAAAGGATGTTCCGTGGGAAGTTGTACAGGGTATGATTGATAATTTTGAAATGCCTACAGAAGACGAAGGCTTTATTGAAATTTGGAGAGTTTGAGCTTGCTCTTTACATCGTTAGATGTTATAATAATAACATCAACTACTGGTATAGGCAAATGCATATTCAAAAATTCTTAGAACAAGATATCCAAAAACAAATTGAAAAAAGTTGTATTTGGGGACTACGTCTACACTTTCTAGCCAGCGACCTTAGAACTTTTGCCAATGCAGTTGGATCTAAAGATTTAGAGGAGTTGTCTACTTATCACTGGTTCAATCATCATTTTGCAGGAGGCAGTCCAGCAGGTGAAGGGTACCGTACTGCCTCTAACGAAAATTACAACAACCTAGGGTACTGTATTAGAGAAACTCAAAGTAACGTTCTCAATACTACTGAAAAGAAAGGTAACCTAGGAGCAGACCTAGTCACAGGTTATGCACTGAGCCAAATGATGAGTCAAGGTATTAGCGGATTGACGACTGATCAATTCCATACCAAGGATGGCGGTTTCCATTGCGAACACAACTTTCAAGTTAACCATATTAAGAAATTGTTACTAGAAAAAATTCTAACCAACAATAAGATTGATCCAAAGAGCCTAGTTAGGTTTGTTATTGATCACAGTCTAGTGGTAACTGTGCATAATTCTGAACGTAAGGACGGCGGATCAAACTTGAATAAGAACATTGCACCATTTTGGAGATATTCAAATGTCGGTGCTAATGTTTTGCAGTACACCGACGACGGATTTGAAGACGTAACAAACAACACTATTCAAGAGATCAACTCTACACGATGGAATCGTAATAAATATTTTAAAGCGTTTAGAACCGCTTTTGAAAGTATTGCTCAAGAATCTGTTGACCAGTTCCGTGAAGAAGTGTATACTAGCACTTACAACAAAGAACCGTGTAGTAGCACAAGTCCAATCTTAGATGAGAAGAATCTTAAATTATTGGTCAAGAATGATCCTGGAGCAATCGCTAAGGCATTTTATCCAGACAAATTCAAAGACAGGTGGAAGAAAAACAAATGAAAAAATATCAATGGCACGAATGGGACGTAAACACATTTAAGGCACTAAGCACATTAAATACTGACCCTACTAAAGAACTAATCCATAATAGAATGGGTAGACTATATTGGGTTACTAAAGGCGATGCACTCTATGTGCAACGTTTTGCAAGAGAGAACGGTCCTTATCAAGGACGCAATCTTAAGTTTCTACGTAAGATGAAACCTAATGCACAGACTATTATTGATGTTGGCATGAACGTTGCTAATAACACAATGGAATATGCAACCTGGGCAACGACTGTACACGGTTTTGAACCGTTTCCAGATACTTACAAATTAGCTACAGAAAACATTTTACTCAATCAGCATGTTGAACTAAAAGGTCGTTACTGGGATACCCGTAATGTTAAAACAGTGCATGACCCAAATCATGCAGACGGTTGGTGGAAAAAGCCAGACGGAACATTTGCTAGTTTAGAAATTAGTGGTAACATTGTTACTCACAATGAAGGACTTGGTGAAACTGCTGGGCAGATGGAAATGGAACATCACCCTAACAATGCCGGGCACAACTGTATTCTTACTGAAGAACGAAAAGCCAAGACCAAATACAGTGTTCATGCGGTTCAGGTCAATACACTAGACAGTCATAAATTTGAAGATGTAGACATTATCAAAATTGACTGCGAAGGATACGAGTTCCCTATTCTAAAAGGTGCTGAACAAACAATCCGATCTTGTAGACCAATTGTGCAATTAGAAATTGTACCTGCACAGTGTTCTAAGTTTGGCTACACACCCGACGACATTTGGGATTTCTTTATTAACAAGATTGGCAATTATGCCGTTTATGATTTTAAAGGCAAACGCTTGCCAGATCAATGGCAGCAAATTAAAGGTGTTATGGACAGATTCTTTGTGCCGCTTGAGTTAGTAGTTAACGAAGACACAACAGATATAATGCACCCTGGAATGGGCGAAGCAGGATTTGGTAGGAAAAAAGAAAAACAAGTAGTTCAGTTAAATCCAGAAATATTTGAAGAATGAAAAGGCCCTCCGGGGCCTTTTTTTGTTTCTGCAAATAAACATACCTATAAATACTGTATGATTAAACCGTGGCTTAAACCTCAAGAAGGATTAATTTCTGCTTTCTATACATTGCATTTTAAAAAAATGAATGGCAATACAATATATCTACCAGGTGTAGATAGATTCTTATTAGCAGACAATTTTGATCCTTGGATAACCCTCGAAGTAGCTGAAATACTTAGTTCTAAAGTACCTACTCAAGTTGTATTGTTAGGAGAAGGTATTCCTGGACTTAACAATCTTACTGCCCTAGAACAAACTATTAGAGATAAAACAACAATGGTTATTCACGGGGCAAATGTATTAGTAGCGAGACAAACCCCTTCTGTTAGAAAAATTAATGGGGCTGACAGTATTATAACAGTTGGCTGGCCAGAAGACTATGCTTCTTCAGAGGCCAAAGCTATGCTATTAAAACTTCGAGAATTTGGATTCTTTTGTCTACGAGTGTGTCATGCTTTGAAGATTGCAGAATCTCTACACAATCTTGTACCCCATAAAAAATATATGGAAGAGTATTTTTCAGATATGGTACCTGATAATTTTACAGTACCAATTGATCAAACTGAATTCCCTAAAGGAATGTCAAATACTATCAAACACATTTTATATATGGCAACCGACGTTGAAGATGCCATGGCGGAGATTGAAAATGCATGGGCGTTGCATTCTGCAGCCAGCCCGCATATAAGAGAAACTTTTTATAAATTTGTTGGGATGCCGATGCCGAGTGCGTTATCTAATTTAGCATATACACACAACTACACTGTACGAGCTGTTTAATGAATAGAGACACTGAGATATATTTTAGTAGCATTATTTTTAATGGATACCAAGACGGATTTTGGAATGGATTATACCCTGAACTGACCGAAGGTGGCAAGTTTATGATAGACCTAGGAAGGAGAATTAATCCCAACAGGTTTGTTACTAGAAACGGAGAATGGAGCCTACCCTGGAATCAAACACTGCCCCCTGAATTCAAAATGCCTGAACTTGATCTAGGATTTAATAAAACATTTGAGCAAGTTACTGACGAACGTGCTCAAGAAATTAAACATAGAATAAACAAAAACGATCAACATTTTGCAGTTATGTATTCGGGTGGTATAGACAGTACCGTAGTACTATCGGCATTAATAAAAAATTTATCAATTAAAGAGTTAGAGAATGTTGTAGTATGTGCTAGTAGTCACGCTATTGTAGAAAACCCGCAATTTTGGAAAAAGTTTATCTATGGAAAATTTAAAATCATTGATAGTGCAAAAACCAAGTATGACGATTTAATTGAGAAAGGTTATTTTGCAATTACCGCAGATGAGGGCGATTGTATCTTTGGCACTGCGTTAGGATTAACCTTATACACTAATTACGATCACTATTTGACCAAAGTGTCTAGCAATATGCGTCCAAGATTAGAATCGTTAAAAGGAAAGTTTACTGATCCCGATGTACACTATTCGGCATACAAAGATGTTATCCTTGAACATTTTAAAATTGCATCAAATCCTGCATTTGCTGAAAGTTTTTACAATAAGTTTGAAAAAAATATTCAAACCTCCTCAATAAAAATAAACAGCTTACACGATTATTTTTGGTGGATGATATTTAACATCAAATATTTAAATTGCTCAGTGAGGGGTGCAATCTATTACAATGATAGAGTCAGCACAGAATATGTTGTTAAACTAGGAATTATTAACTGGTTTAACGGACAAGATTATCAGCGATGGAGCATGGTCAACAATAACAACGGACAAAAGATCATTAAAGGTCCAGCAACTTATAAGATGGCAGCTCGACAATATATCTATGATTTAGATAAAAACGATTGGTATTTTTACTTTAAAATTAAGCTAGAAAGCCTCGGCCTTAGTATTATACATGATCAAGATGTATCTAACACACCATTAAATATGCGTCCAAACGCTAGATTTGGCATGGATACTGACTATAATTTGCTGTATATAGACGATCCTACAGTACAAGATTACATCAAACATCACCTAATAAACTACCAAAAAGACTGGTAAACTAGGTTTGATAAATAAATATGTAAACAAATCCTTTTAACGGAGTAGGAAATTATGAAAACAATTCGCTGGGTGATCGCACACGAACCAATCGATCTTTTTTTAAGAGCAGCCAATCGCTTCTCTAAGCAAGTCAAAGAGCAAACAAACGGCGCTATTGACATCGAAGTATTGTCACTAACTGACTATGCTAAGAAATACAACAACGGCAAAAAAGTCACTAAGCACGATCTGTTACAGTTAATGGAAGACGGCACAGTTGAAATGAGCCAAATGTACACAACATGGTTAGGCCACTATAACAAAGATATGTTTGTTTTAGATCTTCCATTCCTATTCCGTGATCACGAACATGCAGATCGTGTATTAGAAGGCGAAATTGGTGAGTACTTGTTAGAAGGTCTAGAGCAAAGTTCAGCAGTTCGCGGCCTAGCTTTTACATACAGCGGCGGATTTAGAATTGTTCCTTCTCAACAAGAGTATGCAACAGTTGATGCATTTAAAGGTGCAAAGATTCGTACAGCTAGAAGTCCAGTCGCTGTTGATACATTCTTAGCAGTTGGCGCTACTCCAATTGACACTGTTGAATTAGAAGAAATGAATGAGGCGGCTCGCGCTGGTATCATTGACGCTGGTGAAAGCACATTTGTTCGTGTTATTCCGTTAGAGCAAGACAAGTCATTTGCCTATGTAAACGATACAGCACACAGCCTGTTCCTAACTTCTATCATTGTTGCCAACGGTTTCTGGGATACATTGGATTCTGCAACACAGGAAATTATGAAAGATGCCGCATTAAATGCCGCACGTATTGAGCGTCGCGAAAGCATTGTTGATGTAGCAACCGTTAAAGATACATTAGGTGATCGAGTTGTAGAAATGAGTACAGACGAAACTGCTAAATTTAAAACAGCTACTGAAGTAGTTTATACTAAGTATGCTGACTATTTTAGCAACGACTTGATTAACAAAATTAAATCAGCGTAAGGAAAATTTAACATGTTCAAAGTAATCAGTAAGTGGCAACGTCCATCAGCAGACGTACCGTTTTTTCGAAGGGATGACAATTCAACTGCTCTTGCCACTGAGGCTAAGATTGCCGGCAAACTGATCAGTGAAGAAACATTTGTAACCCCAGACAAATTAACATTAGCGTATGTTGCATGTTGGGATTCTATTCAATCATATAGTGACTTTAATGCTAATCCCGGATTAGTTACATATATTGATGCAAGAGAAGCACACAACACAGCTAATAATATTATACTGATGTTTAAGAAAACAGAAACAATCTCAGCTTAATTTTTTATAAGTTCTATAAAATTCAGGTTGTAATCCAACCTTAGCGGCAGATCGTAGTCTAGGAGTATTATCAATATGCACAAAACTTGCAATTGATAATGCTCCTAATCTTTTGACATCATTTTCAAAAAATGTATGACATATTCCGTTGATGCCCTTGCCCCTATGTTCAGGTGCGGTAAAACTTAAAAATATCCAACCATGCCGTTGTGCCTCGTTGTACATATATACAATGCCGCCGGCTATAGATCCGTCAGTGTATTTTGCGTATATAATTTTTTGAGAATTATTAAGTGGCATATCAGGATGTGCCCAACCTTTCTTAACTAGCTCTAGATAAACTTCTAGCACTAATGGAAAACATTCATTACCACCTAACTGTGCAGACCAATGTACTTCGATAGGAGTTCCTGCAGAGTCAGTAGATTCTGCAAGTAATTTGTCAAGTATTATCTGTCGAGGAGGTTCATGTTTAAGTATCATCTAGTATTTACATTGTTAGCTGACTGGAATAATAAATTCTGAATACAAAGACATACTGCGATCGGCAATTTCTTTTAATTTATTAAAATTTGGAACGCCGTAGTACATAAAAAGTACTTTACTTTTATTTGGCAATTTGTCACTGCCGTGTAACATAGTGCTGTCATTATAAATCCAAGTGTTAGTAGTTGGTGGTAAATGCTGATATACTTTATTTCCGTTAGAGTCAACGTAGAAAAACGTAGGTATATCGTTTTGTTCATACAAAATTGTTCTTAATGAGACAACTGGGACACTAAAATCTGTGTGGGGAATGAATGGTTTGATACTAGTTGCTACCCTAATACAATTAATGTCCATAGGGATATTCTCAAAAATAGTTTTAAACATCCGAGGAAATACTGATGAACAATCATAATAGTTGGCGTTGTAAATATCCTTGGAAATATTGTAATTTGGCCCACGATATATGTCCAGCCCAATCCATGCGCCAGAAAATCCATTATGATTAATTACTGTTTTATCAATAACTGATCGATGCGTACTGTATATGGACCGCCACAGTTCAACATCATCAACTGCTATTCGAGGAATGTCCAACGGAAATGAATGCACTCCGTTGGGGAAATAAAAATTATTCATGCCAATATTTATGTGTATAAATATTCCATGATCCTTTCAGCTAGCGCCAACACTATTACCAAAGTTCAAATTATAACAAGTATTCTTGCACTAGCAGGTATACTGTTAGTTGATTTCAACGCAATTAATGTTAGTATTCTAATAATCAGTTTTTATTTGTACAGTATCATAGGTGTAAGTTTAACCCTGCATCGATACTACAGCCACAAAGCGTTTGAATTTAAATCATTCATAGTCAAATGGATATGCACTACTATAGCTATTCTAGCAGGACGTGGGAGTCCGTTAGGTTGGGTATATGTACATAGGTTACATCATGCGTATTCGGATCAAGACAAGGATCCCCATAGCCCGCATAATCTAGGATTCAAATTGTTTGGGTTCAAGCATATTGAAGACCACAGCGGTAAAATGAAAGTGTTTTTAGTCAAGGATCTGATGACCAAGGAACACGTTTTTATAAACAAATGGTACTTTGGTCTGATCACTGCTTGGTTAGTATTTTTGTCTCTAATCAATATTGAGCTTGTATATTTTGCATGGATCTTACCTGTAATGTTAGTACAGTTAAGTCAAAATTGTTTTAATTATTTTGCTCATATGCATGGGTATAGAAACTTTGAAAATAGAGATACTAGCACAAATAATCTGTGGCTATGGCCATTTATTTGGGGTGACGCATGGCACAATAATCATCACTCTAACGCATCGGCAATTTCAACAAAAGTAAAGCCCTGGGAACTTGATCCTATTGCTTACATAACAACCTTTATTAAAAAATGAATATTAATCCAAAATTGGGATTTTATACTTGTAACGGTCAGACTTTTGATTCAAAGATACAAGCATATCTATATGCGGCAACCGTTAAACAACAAGTACAATGGAACTTTAACAACGAAGAATTTAGTAAACATGATTGGACCGTTGAGCCAGAACAAACGTTGGATCAATTGTACGATGCAAGAGCTAGACAGATTAGAGAAAAATATGACTACGTAATTTTAAGTTACAGTGGTGGTGCAGACAGTCATAATATTTTAATGAGTTTTATTCGTCAGGGATTATTAATTGACGAAATCGTTGTCAACACTATGGAGAAGGCCAACTCTAAATTTACTATTGTCAACGAAACTGTACTGAATCCTGAACATGCTGCCGCTGAACATAAACTAAACACTATCCCTAGATTAAAAGAGGTAGAGCATCTTATTCCTAGGACAAAGATTAATGTTTTAGATTTAAGTGATAATTTATTTCAAAGTTTAGAAACAGCTGGAGATGCTAGTTGGGTGCTTAATAAACGAGAAGGCTTAAATCCATTAGGATCAACTAGATTTAATTACATACATTTCACAGAAGTTAGAAAAAGATTTGATAAAGAAAAAACAATAGGTCTAGTACTAGGTATTGAAAAACCAAGAACTATGATCGTTAACAATAAGTTCTACACACGGTTTAGTGACAGGTCTGCTAACATTGTTACAGTTGCAGAACATATTAAAGAATATACAAATTCATCAGTCGAGTTCTTCTATTGGAGTCCAGACTGTTTACCACTACTGACAAAACAAGCACATGTTATAAAAAAATGGGTCGAGGCTAACCCTGAAAAAAAAGTAGTATGGACAAAAGAAGCCGTTGCAAAATTGTATCGAACTGTACATGAACGAATTTTAAGATCGTTGTTGTATACCACATGGGATAACCAGTATTGGCAAGCCGACAAGGCAACTAAAGATTGGTACAGTGAATTTGACACTTGGTTCATTGAAGGCTACAAAGATACCAAAGCCAATGCAATATGGTGGGAAGGAATTAACTATGTTAAAAACAATCTACCAACCTTCATGTTAAATTATATAGATCGTCAAGCCGATGGGTTACTAATTTTAGGACATAGTTATTTCATAGGCGATATGAATAACACTGATGTTATTACATAAAATTTTTGTTAGTGCGAAATAGTCTATCCCATATACTAGAGAAAAGACCAAAATTGTATTCGCCATATCTATGATGCATTAGATGCCATTTGCCAGATGTAAGCACTGGCAAATTAAAACTTTTGTCGTGTTCTATTCTTTCCTGAATTAGTGCGGCCCATAGATAATAAAACACACTGATCCACCACTGCCCAGTTACTAGTGAAAATATAATTGTAGGAATAACTTCTGTTAGCCATAGATCAATTGTACTTTTTCTAGTGTCGTTGTACAATAAAAAATTATTCCAATTCCATTTTACTTCATTTAGGTTAATAACTTTATGATGATCAAAGTGATATTTCTTTAAAAAAGGAATTACGTGTGCAAGCCGATGAATCCAGTATAACATAAAAGTCCACAGCAAAAAGTAAAAGATAATAATCATAAGTCTTTAATTAAATTTTGAACTATATCATTCACAGAAAGAATCTTAGTTATGTGGTCAACACCGCGGCCCATAAACACATGCCCCACTTCACCGGTCTGTACTCCTTTGGTTAATCCTCGGGTATTGTTAATGCCATCAGATTCTGACGGCGTAAAAATTAATGCTAGTTGATTAACCGTATCAAACACTTTTAGATCATTAGAAGTTGCACTGATCATTTTTTCCTTGCCTGCTTGATTAATTGGACTTTCTTTACTGGCGGCAAACACACTTCCAATTCCTACTGCTGTTGCACCTTTATCAATCCATTGTTTAACCTGTTGGCTAGTTGATATTCCGCCCGACGGGATAATTGCAACAGATGGTGCTATATTTTTTAAGTTAGCAAAGTAAGTATCTAACGAGTTACTGTCGCCGGGTGCGGATCTGCCAGCACCGTCCGGGCCCTTAATTATAAATCCATCAAACGGGTAACATTTATCATGCACATACAATGCTTTAAACATCACGTATCCTGCATGTTTATTAAATTGTGCTTTATGTTCTAATATTGATTTAATAGTTTCGTGATTAACATTGTCTAATAATTCAACATGACTTATTTTTAAATCGCATAGTAGTGTTAGTACTTTAGGGTTAGTAAAATCCTTAGCACCCATGCTTGCAATGACATCAGATGTACCGGTAATAGATATATACCGTTCTAATGTTTTTTTAAAATCTTCAACTTGCAGTACGCCTACTTTATAATTGTTAAACGCAGAAATAGTAGGAAATATTCCAGCCCTGTGGCATGCAACTGCCAGCTCTACAGTTGAAACTTGATTCATACCTACAGCAACAATTGGATATTTTGACTTAAAAAACGACATGCAATATTTATTTTTGATGATATACCACCGGATAAATAGTGGTATGAAAACTATATTCTCCAGTAGCACCAGAGGTGCCCAACTTTTTCTTATATTTTGTGCGGTTAGCTCTATGTTAGCAATACACCATACTGGATTTAATCTCACCGCAATATTGTTAATTGTGCTAGGCTATTTTATTTACGGATGTTTGGGAATTGTAGTAACCTTTCATAGACAACTTACACATCAAAGCTACCAAACTAACTCAGTGCTTACTAAAATTTTTAGTGTGTTCGGATGTTTGGCAGGCACCGGTAGCGCACTTGCATGGGTAGCTATACATATCAATCATCATCTCAAGAGCGATAAACCTGGAGATCCACATAGCCCATTATATAAAGGTTTTAAAATCTTTTCTTTAGACTACGAGACTGATATAAATGTTGATACAAAGTGGCGTATGCGACATCTCATTGTTGATCGCTATCAACAATTTTTGCATCGTTATTATTTTATAATATTGATTTGTTGGAGTGGTCTGCTATATGCAATTGGCGGCATATTCTTAGTAGTGTATTTGCACTGGATACCGGTAGTTATTACTGCCCTTATGAGTAATGTTGTTAATTATGTAGGTCATAGTCCGAGCATGTGGGGAGGCTTTAGGACATATAATTTAAAAGATCAAAGTTCTAACAATTGGTTATGGGCTATTCCTAGCTGGGGAGAAAGTTGGCATAACAACCATCACAGATATCCTAAGAGTTATACCACTGCGGTTGGAAATCAAATAGATATTGCCGGCAGTGTTATTCAACTTATAAAAAAATAATTATGGAAAAGGTGCATTGCATACTTTTAACCGGCAACTCTCAATTTCCTGGGGGGGTTAAAACTGCCGGTAGTTATAGAATCGCAACAGAATTAAGAAATAATGGGTACAATGTTAAAATTATTGATGTAACGGTATTCCATAAGTTTGATGAAGATTTACAAAATCTGTTAGATACATTAATTAGCAAAGACACATTGTGGGTCGGATTTGGACATGTTTTTTTAAAAGACATTTTTGGCATTGATATAGAGCGCACTAGTCCAGTAGCATTAGAAGAAAATAGCAATGATCAAGACCTAATAGATTTTATACGATTTTGTAGGCGCCGTAATCCTAAAATTAAAATTGTAGCTGGCGGATACAAACATTTTATTTGGAAGGTATACGGCATACATCAATTTATAGGATATTCGGATAAGGAAATTGTTGATTACACTAATTGGTGCGCCGGAATATCTAAAGCTGATCTCTCATACCATTTAGGCCAAACATCAGGTAAAGAATTTGAAAAATTTGTTACTAGTAAAATTCAATATACTAAGTCTGACATTATGTTGCCAGGTATGACAGTTCCGATAGAACTTAGTAGGGGCTGCATTTTTAAATGTAAATTCTGTGCATTTCCCCTTAACGGAAAAACTAAAGGAGAATGGATTAAACGACCAGAGGTGATTCGATCGGAAATGTTAGAAAACTACGAAAAATACGGCATTACTGATTACATATTTGCTGACGATACTCACAATGATAGTGTAGATAAATTAAAATTATTATACGACGAAGTGTATTCAAAACTTCCTTTTAAAATTAATTTTAGTGCTTATATGCGATTAGATCTATTAATGCGATTTCCAGAACAAGCGGCAATACTAAAAGAGTCGGGTCTTAAATCTGTAGTCTTCGGCATTGAAACATTAAATCCTAAATCTGCAAAAATTATAGGAAAGGGTGTTAATCCGCTTGACCAGTTAGCATTTTTAAAAGAATTAAAAGAAGGCTTATGGAAAGATCAAGTGCTAGCATCATCAGGTTGGATTATTGGGTTACCTGCAGATAGTCCCGATACTGCACCCGAACTAGAAGAATTCTTATGGTCTAAAAATAATCCGCTCGACCATTGGTCAATAAATCCACTATATATCCTTCCTAAACATTTGCAATTTAAAGACGAACTTAAACTGACTACTGAGTTTGAAAAGAATTGCGAAAAATACGGTTATGAATTTCCAGAAACTAATCAGTTTAATTCTAGGCATTGGGTGAACAAAAAACTAGGAATAGACTTCAGAGGTTGTGCCAAACAAGTGTTAGACATTTCAGATAAGAGCGGAACACATCCTCGATGGAAGTTAGGCGGATTTGGTATTGCAGATGCGGCGTCATGTGGAGTTAGCTATGACACACTAACCAAATATACTGCCCCTGCTGTATATTTGCTAGCAGGTAAAAAAACATTGGATGAACTAAAATATAAAAGAGGCGTTGAATATAAAAAAACATTAATGACCCATTACGGATTACCGTTAATAAACGAAGAATTGCCAACTGCTACACCAATAGGCATGCGCGGCAAGCCTGGAATATTTTATACAGGAAAAAAGAAGTATGGTTCAAACAAGCCTTAACAACTGGTATTATTGGCACTATGGTACAGATGCTACGCAACGGCGTAGACTAACTGCTAACGAAACATTTACTACTGCATGGAATCCGCAATCTGTAAAAATACAAAATTTTAAAGATGCTGTATTATATAATGCAAGAACTACTGCTGATTTCTACGAAGGTAAAAAATTTGGTCTGCTGTTTTCGGGAGGTAGCGAAAGTGAATTAATATTACGTGCATACAAAGAGATAGGTAAAGAAGTCAAGGCATATATTTTTAGATATGAAAATGATATAAATCTATACGATGTATCTTATGCAGTAACCATAGCAGAAAGCCTGTCAGTTGAATACAAAGTTATTGATTTTAATTTGAATTCGTTTTATCTTAATCAAGCAGAATCAATTAGCGATCTAGCACAGATTGATCGGCCAAGAGCCTTACCTCAACTTAAATTTTTAGATTTCATTGATGAAATCCCAATTGCAGGTGCAAGCGATCCAACTTGGTTTAGACAACACGATAATTATCAAGTAGATAGCGAATGGTTAATGTGCGATTGGGAACACGATATTGGCTGGTCAAAATACGTACAAGAAATTAACAGGCCAGCAATAATGGAGTGGTTTAAATGGACTCCGGAAATAGTAGTAGGATTTACTAAGATGAAATGGTTTGAACTCTTAGTTGGAAACAAAATTCCTGGCAAATTAGGAACTAATTCTACTAAATTACAAGGCTATAAAGAAGCATACCCTGAAATGATTAATCGAATTAAAAAAACAGGGTTCGAATCCATTGACCCATTAATTGCAAGTTTTGAACAACACTTAGAAAAAAAATATAATGGGTTACCGTTCAGAGGAACAGTAAAAAGGTCGTTAGATCAAATCAGAAGGTTAGAAGATCAATCTTAAAATATATAGTGTATGCTCACTATAAAAATCTGCGGGCCTGAACATCTAGAACAGGCTGTCGCCATTACTAAACTAAAAAACAAACACAGCGGCGTTGAAAAACCCTGGCAGTTAGATTACGCTCCAATATTACAAAAATATCTTAATACTAACACTCACTATCTAACAATTGGTGCATTTGACGGAGACGAATTAGTATCATTTTTGTGTTCAGCATTTTGGCGGAACAACGATCCAAGTTGGTTTATTGTATTCCTGTTCACTAAGCGATTTGGAAATCAATTTAGTTTTAACAGACCTGAAATTGGTCTATTGCTCAAGGCTGCATTTGAAATAGCAGAGTACAGACACTATTGGAAATATTATTATAGCATTGCCAAGAAACACGAAACGGTGTACGACATGTTGTGGAAGAAAAACAATCATGTTGATGTTGGAAAATACAATTTAAAAATTGAACAAGAGGTACCTGCGTATACCGCTGTTGATCGAGATAGATTTTGGCGGCTAGTAGGATCTCGAGTTTACGAAGTAGATATGGTTATTAAATCTAGGATACTCAAAGTAGAAAATCGAATACAACATGAATCGTTACACCCATTAGAATTAGAAACTGAATACAAGAATTATGATGTACGCAGTCCGCAACTAGAGTTTGTTGACGAGGCTAACAGTATTATAGAATGAGCGAAAATTGTTATAGTGTTAGGTCGTTTGAAAACGTTGATCGAAACCAATTCTTTGAATTCTGTCGGCAAGCATTCCTAGACACTACACAGCCAGCGCACACAAACATGTGGGCAGAACATTGGCAGTCTGAAACTCACACCCTTCCGTATTTGTTAGAGATTGAAAAAAGATTCTTAGACCCTAACGGTAAGTTCTTTGTAATATATTACAATGATTATATTGTTGGCTGTAGTGGAATCTATCAAAGTGATTTTAATCAACATATATGTCTTGCTGGTATTAGGTCTTGGATTAACAGCGATCATCGAGGCAGATTTTTATTAGGAAAATATTTGTTTCCAGAACAAGTGCGATGGGCAAAACATCACAAGTACAAACAGATAGCAGTTACATTCAATGAATACAATGTTAGCTTAAAAAATATATTTCTTAGGAACGGTGTGGGTGTCCAAAAAAATCGACAAGCGGATAGCCTATTTTATACAGGGGTACATCAAGTCGACTTTCCAGTAACTATTAAGCATACCAAGCAATGGATACTATATCAAAAATTGGACCCAGTGTGGCTTTTTGACTACAGTACCATCAAGCATCAAGATTGACTTACACAGAGTTAGGTAGTACAATTAGCTATCAATAACACATTTGGACCAATATGACTAGATTGTTTCTAACTCTGATTTTTGCAGTCTACACCACAACCTGTTTCAGTCAAATATCTAAAACCGAATGTAGTCCGCAGTCCATAGGAAATGCAACTCTCCTAGAAGTGCGGCCACAGATGCATTCAGTTGAAGGAAATATATCTGGCTTTGACCCATGTCACTCATCAGTAGAATTTGATATTCCAAAACCAGGATCAAAGCCTCCATTAATAATCTATATACACGGCGGTGGTGGCAAAGTTGACGGCAAAGATATTGCCAGGGCATTTAGAAGCAATGGCGTTGCCACCTTACTGTTTGATGCATATGAAATGAATGGATTCCATCAAGGATGGAGATTCTTTTCAGTGAAAGTTACAGCAGAAGCTAGACAGCGTATGTTGTTCAAAACTACATATGAAGCATATAAGTGGGCACTTACTCGAACAGATATTAACACTGAAAAGATTTACTTTTATGGTATAAGTAACGGAGCGGCTGTCGCGGCCAACATTTCAGCAGTAGTCGATCCTAAAAAAGTGCCTGCAATATTTGCAGAAGGTATGACCGGAACTGGTATTGGTTTGCCTCATCACCCTAAAGTTCCAATTAAGTTAATCTACGGTGAATTAGATAACTTTGCAGGTGATACCGAAACAAGCTGGATTTGGAACAGGGCTGATCCGTGTTTTCTTATGCAGGCAGATGCGCTAACTCCACCCGGTACTGCAATTGGTTGCCAGGGCAGATCTACAGCGCCTGCGGTTTGGCTAAAACATCAAGAAGCCAAAAATTCAGACATAGAAGTTTGGTTTTACCCAAATGCCGCACATTGGATTTTTAACCCAAGAGGGTTAAATAAAAATAAGATTACTTACGGAGTATCAATTGAAAAGTTTGCTTGGTCGGGTGCGGAAACATCTGCCCAAAATAAACTAATCAAAGATGTAATGGCAGTTGTAAACCAAAAATAAGGTTGACAGCAATAGGTAATGATCATACAATAACAATACAGATGTGAGTGGAATATGGTAGACCTCCTCCCTTCGGGGAGGGAACGAGGCTTGGTCTTAGACTGCCTTTGTAGGTTCGAATCCTACCATCTGTACCAATTTTAGGCAACCGAGGCAAATATGAAAAAAGCAATTACTTTACTGATAGCAACAATGTTTTCTGTAGCACATGCTGGTCCAGTGTCAGACGACCCGCGCAAAACATACGATGTTAGGCAAGGCACTAATCGATCTATGCAAGTCGAATGGCGCACAGTTGATAACCCATTGCAAGTATGCAATCAAGAAAGTAAGAAATTTGGTAACAGTGGGTTTGCCTATGCTGTTCAAGCCTGTGCATTTTGGTGGCCTGATCGATGCCTTATAATTACAGGCAAACGTGCAGACCATGACACTATTGGTCACGAACTGCGACACTGCTTTCAAGGCGACTGGCATGAGCAAAAAACCAAGTAAAAGTTCACAACGACATACCTTCCAAAAAGAAGGTTACGTTAAGCGCATGGAAGAAAAAGGTGAAGAGCCTAATAAGGACTACTTGGACATGTTTCAAAAGATTTTAGAAGATGCTGATAAAAAATGGCAAACTCCTGAATCTATGAAAGACAACATGGAGTACGATCTTGTAACTACTGATTGGATACTGGAGAAAGTTCGTGCAAGCGAATCTTACGCACAGAATCTCTACGCCGCAATGTGCAATAACGACTTTATGAAACGAGAAATGTGGCCCATTTTAAAAGAGCAAACATGGGGTTGTAGTTGGAGGTCAGCTGGAGGTATTGTTGCAGACATGCGACAAGAAGGTGATTATATTGATTGGTACTGTTCAGGAATCGGCGGGCAAAATCTTGCATACGATGGGACTATGACTGAAGAAGAATGGAAGGCTAAGACCGGATATGTTCCTGAAAGTGTAGTCACTGAAGAAATTGAAGCTGATTTATATCGTCTTGGATGGTTAGTAGTTAAATACGATGAGACAAAAGAAATATGAATAAAACATATCTAGTAGAAGAATTATTTGAAGACATCGAAGACGACCCTGATAACGTCATCTTTAAAATCCCACCTGAGATCTGCGAAGCTCAGGGATGGAAAGAGGGCGACATTTTAAATATCAAAGCAGAGGACGGCAAACTTGTGATAACTAAGCATGTCTAAAAATTCAGAATTATTAGAACTTACTGGCAAAGTTATAGAAGTTTTACCGGCAAACATGTTTCGTGTTAAGATTGATGCAAACGAACATATCATACTTTGCTACATGGGAGGAAAACTTAAATTGCATAAAATTAAAGTTATCCTTGGAGACGCAGTTAAAGTAGAAGTCAGTCCATACGATCTGACTAGAGGAAGAATAAAATTTAGGTTATAACTATGAATGGGGTTATGGAACTGATCTGCGCAATCTGCAATATTGTAAGAGCTAGTGCAGAGCAAGGTTTGACATTCCAAAAATTGTTAAACAGAGTTAGACGAGAATTTAAAAAGCACAATCTTGATATTAAAGTAATATCTCGTAGAGATAGTTCGTTAAATGAAGATGTGTTTTATGCTAACGGATTTTACGATCCTGAAGACGATAAGAATCATGAATGCCCTATTGAATTAATTATAACTCATAATTTTCCAAAAAATCATATTTGGTACTCTGCACACTCTACTCAAGTACTAACTCAAATATACGATACTGTGACACACGAGCTAAGGCATCAAGGACAGTACAGAAAACGAGACTTTAGGATTGATACTAGTCGAGGATCCGGTCACACTGAATACTTACGAGACCCTGACGAGATAGATGCTTATTCTATCAGTATTACATTCGAGCTAGTGCGCAGTTTGGGTAAAACTAGAGCCCTTAAATATCTGCATAACGTAGATGCCCTAAGTAAATTACGAATTCAAAACAATTTGGTTAGTCCTTCTTTTAGTATGTATCGAGGAGAATTTCCAAACCAAAATGATAGGACTATTAAACGGCTAGTCAAAAAAGTTTACATACGTCTTCAAAAGGTTGACACTGACTGCATTTTCCAGTAAAATATAAAGTATAGTAATCCACACAGAGAGCATAATGGCTAACAAAGAGTTCCCAATCCAACAAGTTCTAGAGCTGGCTTGTGCGGCGCAACGAGTGAACGGTGCTTATATTAAAGAAGCGCAGGCAGTGTATACAGACGATAATGTCTATCTGTTTTCTAAACAGCCCAATAAACTAATGATGTTGTGTACCCTGGAGCCTGCTATTTGGACAGCTGATCCAGGATCAGCCCCAATGCCTTTGAAAATATTGCCCGAAGATGTCGTGCAAGCAGAAGAGATTCAAAAACATTTTCGAAAATTTTTGTTTAGTGCCATTGAAGGCGAAAACGATTTCCAAACTAACATTAATACTATCCTTAGCAGTGACACAGTAAAACAAAATCAATTTGGTTACGTTGCTTGCCTACCCAGCGTCCACGTTCGTGATGTTGCCCAAACTAAAGTTAAACGAGCCGCTCGATCTGTTGAAGACGGCCATCTAGCAGAAATTGGTTCTACGCTCAAAGATCTGGATGCAGAAATTATTTCATCAATTAAGTCAAAAAACTTTGAAGGTTACAATATAGATGCTATAATTAAAAATAGGATGTGCTCTTGGCTCAATAAGACTAATTTGCAATTAGGTGCATGTGTTGTTGTCAAAGCCAAAGTTAAAGATCATTCTAAACATTGGAAGCACGGTAACGACGTAACTAGACTTAATTATGTAAAGGCGGCACAATGAGCAAAGAAAAACATAAACCTTATCAATGGATTGATGGTGAAACTGCGGATCGTATTACCAGTCTTAACCTAAAAGACTATCGTGCGTACCTTAAAAAAGAATTAAAGCAGTGGAAGAAGAATCCAAAGTCAGATGCTAATCCAAATGGCTATTGGCTACATCCAGAAGATGTGGGCTTGAACATACAGACCATTGCGGCATTGGATTTGGTTATTAGTCATTTTGTAGTAACAGAGGATGAATAATGTCAGACGAATTTGAAAAATATGATGCCTTTGCAAAACATATGGAAGAACGTTTCCCAAAGATGTTTGCGGGTAAGTATGGCGGGTTTGCTTGTGGCCAAGGGTGGTGGCCTATTCTTGAAAGCCTATGTGCTAATATTCAAAGCCATATTGACTGGAAAGAAAAACAGGGAACGACTGTCCCACAAGTTACTATAGCACAGATTAAAGAGAAGTTTGGTGGCTTACGTTTTTACTATGACGGTGGTGATGCTGAGATCCGTGGCATGGTACGTATGGCAGAAGCTTGGGCAGATGTCAGTTGTGAAGAATGTGGCGCACCTGGCACGTCAGGTGGCAAAGGTTGGATTAAAACTCTGTGCCCTACACACAGGGCAGAATCAGATGCTCGTTATGCAGAACGGTTCAAAGAAAGAACTAACGATGAAGATTTGCAATTATCTATTTTTGAAACGATGAAAAGCGAATCTCAATAAAAGAGTTAAAAATGAAAATTAAATTAGTCAGTGATTTACATTTGGAATTTTCGGATTGTTTTATCAACAATGACGAAGGTGCCGATGTATTGATTTTAGGCGGTGATATTTGTATCGCCCAGGATCTACACGACCACCCTGAGCCAGCTAATACTGCGGATCAGGCCGCTATTGCCAACGGCACTGGCTTAGGTCGTAGACAGTTGACAGCACAGCGTTTTAGAGATTTCTTCAAGCGTTGTAGTTTTCAGTTTCCACATGTGATTTACATTATGGGCAATCATGAATTCTACAATGGCAAGTTTTACGCAGGTATTGATTACATGCGTGAAGAATGTGCCAAGTACCCTAACGTGTATATGTTAGAGCAAGACATGAAGATTATTGACGATGTTGTGTTTGTTGGCGGAACGCTTTGGACCAACATGAACAAGCGTGATCCTTTGACAATGCATGCCATCGAAGGTATGATGAACGATTTCCGTATCATCCGTAACGACCAAAGAAACTATGCGGCTATGAGTGCGTTAGATGTTGCTGTTCGTCACGATAAAACTCTAGGCTACATCAAACACATTGTTCAGGAACACAAGGACAAGAAGTGTGTTGTAGTTGGTCATCATAGTCCAAGTTTCCAAAGTTGTCATCCAATGTATGGTAATGACACATTAATGAACGGTGGATATCACAGTGACTTGAGTGAATTTATTATGGATCATCCACAGATCAAACTGTGGACACATGGTCACACTCACCATCCATTTGATTATGTACTTGGTGAAACTAGAGTTGTGTGTAATCCTAGAGGTTACGAAAATGACGGATACAGCGAGCAGACTGGCTGGAGCCCTAACTTAATTTTGGAGATTTAAATGAGTAACGAAAACTTGCAACCAACAGTTGTACAAATGATTAGAATGACCGGCGCAAATACTGCTAATTTCTTAGAGCAAATTGCTGAACATATTGAGATGCTTGAGCAAAAAGTTGCCGAGGCGACAAAGCGCATTGAGGAACTTGAAAGTAAACAAAATGCTACTGACTGAGAAAGAAACCAAGCTGTTTAAAAAATGGCTTAAAAGTCATTTAGCGCACGGACCTACAACCGTAGTGTTTACTAAAAAAGATGGCACTGAACGAGTTATGGAATGTACAACCAATCCAACACTCGTTCCTTTTGTAGAGGAAAAAGTTCATGTAACTAATACAGATAACCCAATTGATTTTCCTGCCCCTAAAAAAGAAAAGAAAGTCAACGAAGAGGTTATGCCTGTATATGACCTAGAGTCCAAAGCGTGGAAAAGTTTCCGTTGGGACAGTATTAAAGAAGTAAGATTTACATTATGAGCACAATACTAAGACATAGCGATACTTGCCAAATTAAAATGGCAAAAGGTTCAAAAACAACAGAAGCTGTGGTAGATCAGTTTATTTTTGAAAATGTACTTGACGTCATAGTCAATAAGAGTGTAAAATTAAAACTAAAGTGGAATGGTAGATGTTACGAAGGTCGAAGTGCAGGAATGGATATTGAAAGCACTGGGCCTACTATTACTCGTACTCAAACAGGAATTAGAGGATAATATGAAAATTGGACTAAGTTATAGTCGGTGTGTGCGTGATATTGTTGACGGAAAGATTGACATTGACGATGTATTAGTAGTTATTGCTCGTACAGATTTCGATCCTCGTGATGCCGACCAGTGGCAGGGAATTTGGTTGGGCTATGGTGGTGGCACTGAAAATGCCTACAGTCAAGGATTCTTCAGTCACAGCAATCCTGAATGGGCTGGCTATCACGATGAAGACCAGTTCCGTAGTGTCAGCATTGAACTTTGGGAGTCTGGTCGACTACACCAGCCCCGCAAGTTTGGCGCACACCCTACTCGTCGTCCAGAAATTTGGCTAGAAGCAGTATTGCCTAGCAGTGAGCTGGAATCTAATCCAGCCGCTAAAGCCGCTTGGGACAAGTTTCAAACTGTCGCAGGTCTTACTAACGTTGAACTAGATGACAAATATCGATGAAGATTACTTCGTTACTAGTAGTGGCATTACTCCTAGTTGGGTGTGATAGCCAAAGTACAACCTCAAAGGTTATGACCTATAGTGAGCTGTACGACTATCCAGTCAGCTGTTCACTAAAGGATATTCAATTAAAAGAGCTAACTGCACTACAGCGACAACTAAATTTTGATCCGGATCCAGACATGTTAAGCGAATTTAATCGAGCTTATAATAGTAGACTCAAAGCTACCATTTGGTGGTACGCTTATAGGTGTGATCAATCATGAAATGGTTAATACTCTTACTGGTACTTGTGCCTGTGTCATCGTGGGCCAATTGTAATGTTAAAAGCGCCACATATCAAAAAGATGGTATAATGAGTAGCGAGTCAGTTACAGTTTGCCAAAACGGACGAACCCCTGATTCTAAAATTAAAATTGGCGATACTATTTTGGAAAATGAAGTTGGGCCAACTGATGCTAACGTTGGGTATTTCAAACATAAAAATACAACCTGTAAACTGTTTACTGAAAGACAAGGTCGAGATAAAAAGTTACAAGTATACCACGGTGTTATTTGCCAAATTGATAACAGTCCAAATAATTGGATAGTTATGGACAAATGGTGACTTGACCTTTTGATTTAATTCAACTATAATATAACTGTTATTAACACACAGAGAGGCACATATGAAAGGCTTTATTTTAGGCACTATCTTTGGACTAATTCTAGCAACTGTTGGATTTTCTGGCATTGCTAAGATGTTAGACAAAGGTGTAGACACAGTTAAAACACACTCACAGGAGATGGCAAAATGAAAGCAGTTGGCGTAATTATTTTGAGCATGGCACTTACTGCATGTTCTACAGTAGCAGGGGTTGGCAAAGACATTTCGTCTACTGCCGAATGGACTAAAGAAAAGATGGGTGGCCGATAATGAAAAAATTACTAATTGCACTTCCTATGATTGCGTTGTTAGCTGCCTGCGGTACTACAGACAGGCATGCAAAAATTGCAGAAGATGTTCGCGAACGTGAGTATCGTGATCGTCAAGCAGTACTGGATAAAGCACCAGATTGGATGATTAAGCTACCAGAAAGCAAAAGTGCAGTCTACGCGGCTGATACTGCCAAAGCTAGAGATTATTCAATGGCACGACAAATTGCCGAGCAAAATGCTAGAAATACAATTTGTATGACTGCAGGCGGCACTTCTAGCACACGCATGAAAACATACTCAACTGAATCTGTTACACGAAGCGAATCAATATCGCGTTCTTCATGTAAAGAAGTTGATCTAACTGGCGCCTATGTTGAAAAACATAAAATTATTAATACTAGAGGCGGCGGCTATCAAGCCTATGTATTGTTAGTCTTACCAACAGGTGATGCTAACGTACTGAAAAATCAACGCCATCAGCAGAATCTTCAAGAGATGGCTACCAAGCGACTTAAAGAAGTTGATAGCGAATTAAATTAATTAAGGAATATAATGCCACATTTGGTACCCACGGTTATCGAGTCCGAAGCTCGCGGAGAACGAGCTTACGACATTTACAGTCGTTTACTTAAAGATCGTATTATCATGCTGGACACAGATGTTAATGAACATTCAGCAAGTCTAATAGTAGCACAGCTACTCTTTTTAGAAAGCCAGGGAAATGAAGATATCAACTTTTTTATCAACAGTCCAGGTGGAGTGGTTACTGCTGGCATGGCCATTTACGATACTATGCAATTCATTAAGCCTAATGTTAGCACCATTGTTATGGGCCAAGCCTGTAGTATGGGCAGTCTGCTTGCCACTGCTGGTGCTCCTGGCAAGCGTAAGATGCTACCAAACGCTAGACACATGATTCATCAACCTAGCGGTGGGGCTGGTGGACAGGCTACAGATATGGAAATCCAGGTAGAAGAGATTCTAAAAATGAAGAAGAATTTGACCCAGATTTATGTGAATCATAATAGCAAGGGCAAAACATTTGAACAGTTTAGGCACGATATGGAACGTGATAAATTTATGAGTGCGCAAGAGGCTCTAGAATACGGTTTGATTGACGAGATTATAACAAAACGCCCATAAAGTGCGCAGATAATGAAAAGTCGTAGTACACTATAAATACTAATGTCTAGGAGTGTACTATGGCCCGCAAGGCGTTTAACTGGTCTTTACTTGACCGAGAAACTCTGTACTCAATGCTACATCAACTAAAATCTGAGTTAGTTGATAGACGACTTCCTATTGATGAAATTACTCGTCTAATAAGTCAGCACGTTAAGTGTCATCTTCCAATAAAATTTAAAAGTAGTAGATACAAGCCTGTAAAGAAGGGCGAGATTTGGGTAGGCGGTGCTTATTATTCTGATTTAGATAAAAAGGGCAGAAAGCGTTTTATTGAAGTTGAAATGGTTTACCCTCCAAATATTTCAACTATGAAGATGAGTATCTATCGTTGGGAGAGAGTTTGCCAACTTTTTGCTGATACTGTACTCCATGAGGTTATTCATACACGGCAATATCGTGCTAGGAATTTTAAAGATATTCCAGGATATCAAAGTACTGCCTACTATGCTCGTACCCGTAAAGAACAAGAGTATTATGGTGATAGAGATGAAATGGGTGCTCATTCATTTAACCTAGCTCAAGATATGATTGATAAATTTGGTTTTGATCCCAAAGCTATCAAAATATACTTAGATTCAAAAGTACCAAAACGTGTTCGTCCAAATAGTTGGGGACGCTTTATGAAGGCATTTGAGTACGATCACAACCATCCAAAAGTTCGCCAAATGAAGCGTAAGATAATGAATCAACTAGAATACGCATATACTGGTAAGCCATTTAAGACAACAAATCACTTGACATACTGATACATAGACTGTACAATAGTTACATTAAGTCAACTAAAGGTCTAGAATGAGCGAAGCTTGCTACCGAGTTATTTCCGATCTGGAAAATCATCCTTCACGTTTGAACAAAGAAGCGATCCTACTGGCGCAAGCCGAAGCAGGAAATGACGAACTGTTTGCAGGATTGAACCTAACATTTAATGCGATGGTAACATTTGGACTCAAACAAATCAAGGAAAAAACAAATGAAGACGGTAATGGTATCACTTGGAGTACTTTTAATAGTGTTGCTCAGTGCCTACGTCATCGTGATATCACCGGTAATGACGCCCGTGATGCCGTTGATGCGTTGATGGCGCAGGCCACCAAGGCCCAATGGAATGGTTGGTATCGTCGTATTCTTATTAAAGATATGCGAGCAGGATTTAGTGAAAACACCATTAACAAAGTTGTAGAAAAGAAATGGCCCGATTATGCCGTTCCTGTTTTTAGTTGCCAACTTGCCCATGATAGTGCCAATCATGAATCCAAGGTCACTGGACAAAAACTTATTGAAGTTAAACTCGACGGCGTTCGTGTTATTACCATTGTTTACCCTAACGGTCGTGTTGATCAATTTAGTCGCAATGGTAAGGAACTTGTAAACTTTCCCCATGTGAAAGATCAAATCTCAAAAGTAGTCAAGCAAGATCCGCCACCTTATCCGGTAGTACTGGATGGTGAAATCATGAGTGGAACTTTCCAAGACTTAATGAAACAGATTCACCGCAAGAGCAGTGCCAAGGCAAACGATGCGGTTCTTAACTTGTTTGACTTTGTGCCGTTAGCAGATTTTGAAAAGGGTAAATGGGACAAACCCCAGACTACCCGAAGCATGATGCTCAAGGCATGGTTTGAAAAAAATGAATTACAGCTACCCAATGTAACAGTTGTTGCTCAGGAAACTGTAGACCTAGATACCGATGCTGGCCAAAAACGTTACAAAGAAATTAACGCATTGGCAATTGCTGGTGGGTATGAAGGCATCATGTTGAAAGACCCGGATGCCGGTTATAAATGCAAGCGATCAGTTGCTTGGCTCAAGCTCAAGCCGTTTATTGAAGTATCGCTAACCGTTACGGCTGTAGAAGAAGGCACAGGTCGTAATGTTGGTAAGCTAGGTGCCGTTGTTTGTGAAGGGGTCGATGATGGTAGAGAGATATCCGTTAATGTTGGTAGCGGGTTTACTGATAGCAATCGTGATGACTACTGGGCTAGTCGTGAAGCTGTGGTTGGCAAGATTGTCGAAGTCCGAGCCGATGCAATTACACAAAATCAAGATGGCACTTACTCTTTACGTTTTCCACGATTTCTCCATTTTAGAGGCTTTGCAAATGGCGAAAAAATTTGATTTAAAACGTAGTATGAACAAAGACCTTGTCTACGGAGGTCTGCTAGAACTTAGCCGTAACAAAATGGTTTGGCATGAAAGTACTGTAAGTCCAGAGTATAGCCACTTGACAGAAGATGGAAAAGTTGCTATTATACACGTTGTAGAAAATATGTTTCGTGGTTTACAAACCGTTCATGAAACAGAGATCAAAGAAGAAGCAAAGCGTCAAACGATTGAGGCATTCAAATTATGAACATTGTTATTAGTAGATCTAAGATTAACACGATTAAACAAGGTGATCCTAAGTTCATGCTCACAGACGGAATGGTAGTCTGCCCCCGTGCTGGATTTGAAATTAATCAACGATGCCCTAAAGAATATAAATTAATCATTGCTGAATGTATTAATAATGGATGGCTTAAACCCGTTGCTCATATATACGGCAAAGAACTAACAATGGATGCGCTAAGATGACAACAGTAAAAGAAGGCAGTACCTGGGAAGGAAGCGATCATAAACAGTTTTTAGTATTGCATACTATAGAAAAAGATGGGCATGTATGGGTGCATTATAGGCAAAACGGTAAAGATAATAATCAAGAATTTAGTTGTTATGTAGAAAGTTTTGTCAATAGGTTCAGAGAAATTCTTACATGAAATATGTTAGACACTTTCTAGTAGCAATAGTCTTGTTATTGTTAGCTAGATTTTGGGTACAACGATTGCCATCTGATTCTACTATTAGGATATTTTGTGCATACGATAAATTGTTTATTGAGTTTGAAGAAAAGAATAGTCGATGGGGCACTATGTTTTTAGATAACACTGGTAAACCAATGTCTTGCAATAAAAAAATTACTGTAGAACAATACAGTTTGTAAATAATTAAAAGGAGATTTAATATGTTTGGATCATCATATACCGGCGGTTTGCCAACTTACCGCTCGGCAACACAAATTAACTCAGCAATGGGACGAGTCTACGGACATATGTCTCTTGCAGTTATTACCTCAATGATTGTTAGTTTTTTAGTTGGTACTAACGCTGGATTGATGGAATTTTTCTTTACTGGCGCAATGAAGTGGCTTGTGATCTTTGCACCGCTTATCGCCATTCTTGGTGTTAGCTTTGCTATGGAAAAGATGAGTAAAAGTGCCCTACAACTTTTTCTACACGGATTTGCGGCGCTGATGGGACTAAGTTTTTCCACAATCTTTGTAGTCTACAACATGGGCAGTATTGTCAGTGCCTTTATGGGTGCGGCAGTGTTGTTTGGTGTTATGAGTGGCTATGGTTATTTTACTAAGAAAGATCTTAGTGGTGTTGGACAGTTTATGTTTATCGGTCTTATTGCTATTGTGATTGCCAGTATTATTAATATCTTTATTGGAAGTACGGTAATGCAAATGGTTATCAGTGCTATTGGCGTTATTGTATTCCTAGGCTTGACTGCCTACGACACACAGAAGATTCGTGAAATGGTGTCAGTAGGTGATGATACTGGCAAAGAAGAAGTTGCAGGTGCGTTAACTCTGTATCTGGACTTTATTAACTTATTCTTAATGCTGTTACAACTATTTGGTGGAAAGAAAGAATGACGAATCCATTTCGCGATCAAGAAAAGTTTATGCGGGCCTGTGATCAAACCGCAGGCGGTGAGTTTGATCAATCTCAATTTAAAATGTATCTTGGATTGATCGAAGAAGAATATAAAGAGCTTAAAGAAGCTGTTAATAATCACGATCAGTTAGAAACGCTTGATGCACTTATTGATATTCTAGTTGTTACTATTGGTGCTATCCATAGTATGGGCAGTGATGCCGAGGGTGCGTGGAAAGAAGTTATGCAGACTAACTTTGCCAAGATTGATAAAGATACTGGCAAGGTTCGTAAGCGTGAAGACGGTAAGGTGTTAAAACCCGTAGGATGGGTTCCGCCGAATCTTGCACCATATGTATAACGTCTTTATAGATAAGGATTAACATGGCACAGCACACAACCTATTGGTCATGCACACCGTTTGCAGACTGGATTCGCGGCACTAAAAAACTAAGCGCAGGCACAGCCGAAGAATGGGACAACTGGACCACTGCGGCTCAAATGAAACATAATTTTCGTTACTGGCTAGCTGAAGAGGGTCTAAGCTATATCCAGGATTTTGTAACTTGGCCCATTAGAAAGATCTACGATGTTAAGTATTACATCAATAACCGTTGGGTTACTCGTACTCACAGTCTTACCGCCCATGCTCGTGATATCAAGCCTGGTAATTGGTGTGATGTTGGCAATCGGTTCCTGCCATGCCTATTTAATGAGTTGGTTGATTTCGTCGAAATTGAATCCGCATGGTCGCACATCGCCTGGGGAGATAAGGAAGCTCGCGCAAAGTATGATCCTCCCTTTTGGGCTTCTGGTTGGTGGCGTTGGCGCACTTGGCGTTGCCCTCAAGCAGGTATCGATCATCTTGACTGGGCAATGACTCTGACTAACACTGACTGGTGTGGACCAGAGCATCCAGACTACGGCAAGCCAACTGGGCAAGCTATTCGTGCAAAAGAAATCAAAGAACTGTACGTATGGTGGACTACTGTATATCCCAATCGTCCAGATGCTCATGATGCCAGTGGTTGGAGTGCTTACTGCGAAGCGGCACGTTTGGCCAATGGTGGCAAGCTAAGTTGGATGAGTAGTGACAAGACACCCGAACTTCGCAAGATGGCTGACAAAGCACTCAAACTTACTACCAAGATTGAAGCGGCCTATGACAAAGAAGATACTGAAATGATGATCCGTTTAATCAAGGCTCGCGATAGTCTTTGGACTTAACCAATTTGTGTCAACGTAATGCAAAGCTAAGGCGTTATATATATGTAGGGTAATAATTCCTACACTAACATAAAGGAAACTTTAAAATGAAATTAGCAATCGTAATCGCATCATTGTTCGCAGTATCAGCATTTGCACAAGCACCTGCTAAGAAAGAAGAAGCCAAACCAGCCGCACCTGCCGCTTCAGCACCAGCCAAAGCTGAAGTTAAGAAGGACGAAAAGAAGCCTGTCAAAAGTGAGCCTGCTAAGAAGGACGCACCTAAAGCAGACGCCAAGCCAGCCGCTAAGTAATCGACGCTTAGAAGACAACGACAGTCTTGTTATTGAAGATGAGATTGTTTTTGGACGTAATCTACAAGCACGTAAGTTCGGAAAAATTGTTGATGAAGAACTATCTGATTATGTATTATGGAGATTATGGCGAGCTCGACAATTAGCATTATCGAAGTATAATCAAGTCCATGGTTAAGTCCATGGACTTTTTTTTGGCAAGCCTTAGTACAGGATAATTATGTTAATGCACCTATCCTGTATATTCGATCATCAAGAATTAAAAATAGAACTTTTAAACAATCCTGTAGTAGATAAATGGGTTGCATCGTTGTTGCCCAATGAAACTTGGGATGTTAATCATAATCGGTTAGCTAATGTAGATTATGATGTGTTTTTAAAATCTTCAAAGAGAACAACACTTGTTAACACTATTAGACAATTCAATTCACAATTTCCAGAAACAATTTTTCCGTTCGAAGTAAGCGATCAAACACAATTTTCCAACAATGACCTAAACGATATACATCGATTTTTTACTTCAGCAACTTGTCACAGATCATGGTATCCGCATCAGCCTCCGTTTGAATTGCCCATTATTGATCAATGGTATCAAGGTCTAGACAAAATAAACTTAGCTGTACATCAACTACAATTACATTATCCTAACAAACGGAAAACACTGCATACCGATATATGTTTATTAGAGTTCTCCAATCCATCTGCCCAGGAATATATGCACGAGGTAGGTGATTGGCAATATTTAGATTATGATCTTACTTGTAATGTATTCCTACAACACTGTATCTGCGGCAAGGACAGTTTCCAAGCATACGTAGACAATGATGATTGCAGACATTTTGATGTTATGTCGCAGTGGAATAGCGTCCATAATAGTTTTTATATTGATGTGAACAATTCAAGAAATAATACTATGAAAAATACTGCGTTTAAAGAATGGTTGATTGCCGGTAGAAAGTATAACACTGCGTGGCAATATATGCCACTTGGAAGAATTAAAGATCAATTTGATGTTAACACCCTTGGCTCACTTAAAGAGATTAAATTAAATGACTGTTGATAAAAATAAAATTATTAAGATTAAAAACATTACAGACCGAATTAGTCCTACATTCTGTCTAGCCAAATGGCATCACACAACTATCTATCTACAAACAGGCGAAACACATAGTTGTTATCATCCGGCACCTCATGCTATTCCGTTAAACGAAATATTAGAAAATCCAAGTGCATTACATAACACGCAAGAGAAAAAGAATCAACGAATTGCTATGCTTAACGGCGAGCAACCCACAGGTTGCCAGTATTGCTGGAACATTGAAGCATTAGGGTCCGACTATATTAGTGATAGACACGAAAGAAACGCCAGTATCTACACCGAAGATCGTATGTCAGAAATTGAAAATAACGATATAGATTTTAATATCAATCCCGAATATATTGAGATATCGTTTGGCAACGAGTGTAATTTTAAATGCGGATATTGCCATCCTAAAGCATCAAGTAGTTTCTACAAAGAAATTGAAAAGTTTGGTCCGTACGATATGGTACGCAATCACCGAAGTGACATTGATTGGTTTAAGATTCATAAAATTGAAGAAGAAAATCCATATGTTGAAGCATGGTGGAAGTGGTGGCCTACCATGCGTAAGACTTTAAACATATTGCGTATTACTGGTGGCGAGCCGTTGTTACAACAATCAACGTGGCGGCTTCTGGAGGACCTTGATCTAAATCCATTGCCGCAACTTGAATTAAACATTAACAGCAACTTAGGTGTTAAGCACTTACTAGTTGAACGTTTATCAGAGAGGGTTGAAAAGTTACGAGTTGAAGGTAAGATACGTAGGTTTAAATTATTCACTAGTTTAGATACATGGGGACCTCGTGCAGAATATATTCGCACAGGGCTTGACTTAGATGTATGGAGCAACAACTTCCACACGTATCTAACTAAAACTAAAAATCCAATTACATTTATGATAACTTTTAACATACTAGCAGTTACTAGTTTTAAAAGTCTATTAGAAAAAATGTTAGAGTGGCGTAAACAATACGGATGGTACGATCATTTAAAAGAACATCGAATACGATTTGACACACCATACTTAAAAGAACCGTTACAGTATGATATGAATATTTTACCTAAAGAAGAATTTATGCCGTACATGCACGAAGCATTAGACTTCATTAAACAAAACATTGATAATACTGCATCTGATAAGTTTACAGACTTAGAATATGAAAAGTTTCGAAGAGTAGTTAACTATATGGAAACCACTCACTACTCAGATGATAAATTAAAAGAAGGGCGGACTGATTTTCATCGGTGGTTTACTGAGTTTGATCGACGAAGGGGAACTGATTTTTTAGAAACGTTTCCTGAATACAAACCATTTTTCTTGGATTGCAAAAAAATATGAAAATTTTTATAACAGGAGTGGCTGGATTTTTAGGCAGTCACATTGCAGATAGAATGTTAGAGTTAGGACATTCTGTGGCTGGCAATGATATTTTGCTAGGAGGCTACAAATCTAATGTACCAGACAATGTAGAATTTCACGAAGTTGATTGTTGCGACCAGCAAAAGATGACTGAGATTATGCAAGGATCAGATATTGTTATTCATTGTGCTGCCACTGCACATGAAGGACTCAGTATCTTTAGTCCTGCATTTATTACTAAAAATATATTCCAAGCCAGTGTTAGTACTATTAGTGCAGCCGTATCATTAAAAGTAAAGCGGTTTGTATTTTGCTCAAGCATGGCTAGATACGGCCACGGCGAGCCTCCATTTAAAGAATCGGACATACCGTGTCCAGCAGACCCTTACGGCATTGCTAAAGTTGCCAGCGAAGATATTCTAAAGACTATGAGTCACGTGCATGGTATTGAATGGAACATTGCAGTCCCTCACAACATTGTTGGGCCACGACAACGCTATGACGATCCGTTTAGAAATGTTGTAAGCATAATGGTTAATCGATGCTTACAAGGTAAGCCTCCAATTATATACGGTGACGGCAGTCAAGAACGGTGCTTCAGCTATATAGACGACTGCGTGTATTGTATTGAGCAGTTAGCTCTTGGTCCATTTACGTACGAAGTTGTAAATATTGGTCCGGATGAAGGCACTATAACAATTAAAGAGCTAGCCGAGATAGTAGCAGACGAGTGCGGTTATACTAGAGGTTTTATGCATATGCCTGATCGACCTAACGAAGTAAAGTATGCTACCTGTAGTTCACAGAAGGCAAGAGAATTATTAGGCTACATCCACACCATAGATGTGCGTGAGTCTGTAAAAAGAACAGTAGAATGGATTAAGGAACACGGTCCTAAACCGTTTGATTACAGTTTTCCTTTAGAAATAGTTAACGACCTTACACCGCTAACTTGGAAGGATCGGTTGATGTGATTAACTTTGTTTTTGAAGACTTAGACAGTAGAAGAAACTTTGTTGCATATCAAGACGACATTGGTCCAAACCGATTTGGTCCGAGTGCTATCATGGGTGCCATTAAACACTATAGAGTACACAGTTCTTTAGAAAATTACTTTAGTGACTTAGTTGAATTAGATCATTGTATTATTGCATCTGGAGTAGGTGAATCTCCTAATTGGTGGACTGGTGCTAACTACTATAAAGACAATATTAGAGAGAGCTTGTTTGACTACTTAACTGATCAACAATTAGATAGACTTAAAAATAAAAAAGCATTATTACTTTTAGATCAATGTTTGGAGGGATATCAGACTCCTTGGCTGTGGCAATTCTTTCACGAAGAATGTAACCGTGTTGGAATAGATCCTGCGTGTATAGTGTATGTCACTGGCAACATGCTGGCCGCAAGCCAATATACTATGTGGGCTAATAATAAATCTGTTACATCACAAGTTAAGGTAATTTCATATCCACACTTTGAAAAAGATATTCAGATGATCGCTAAAGACTCTAATATCCTACCCAGTGTAACTGTTAACTTAGACTATAAGAAGTATAACATTACAAAAGTAAGAACGTACAACTGCCTTAATAAAAGGACGCGGGCTCACCGAAGTTGGTTTTTCCTTATGCTGTATAAAGAGAAATTGTTGTCAAAGGGTCTAGTCAGTGCCAACGATTATGGGGCACACATACCACGAATTGAAAATAAATGGCCTGATCAACGTGCAATGGAAGAAGCTAGAAAATTGTTGCCGTTATTAGTGTATGAAACAGCTAACAATGAACAGGAAGATTTATATTACATAAATCGAATAATGGACCAAATATATTTAGATACATGGGTAACTGTTATTTCCGAAGCTAGTTTTTCCGATGCTGACGAAACTGTATTCATTAGCGAAAAAACATTTAAACCAATTGCCTGCAAGCATCCATTTATTTTCCTAGGAAATAGAGGAAGTTTAAAAAAATTAAAAGAGATGGGGTATAAAACATTTCATCCATTCATAGATGAAAGCTACGACGAGTTATCAACGTTTGATCGATTTGATGCCATTATAAAAGAGATAAAAAGAATCGATGCAATACCTGATAAATTTAAATGGATTCAATCAATGAAAGATATATTAGAACATAACTATCAAATACTCAACCAACGAGAAACACAAGTTCCGGCTGCTCACGTAGAACTGTTTAACTATTACAATAACTACTTTAATATATGTATAACAGAATGATTCCGACTATTGTGCCCGGAGCAAAGATTGTAATAGGCTTGGGTGATAGTTTTACACAGGGTGTAGGCAGTTGGCCTAAAGAAGTTTGGGATCGATACAACGGTCAAATTGATACGCTGAAAATCCCATTAGAAATCTTTGATCAAATGTACGATAACAGTTGGGTTCAACAGTTGTGCAACAATCATATGACAGATTGGACTCCAATTAACTTAGGATGTTTAGGCACTGGCAACAGAAGTGCAGTAAAGAATTTGTATCTACATCCTAAAATTAAATTTGAAAATGCTTCTAGCGGCGTTGTTATACTGATGCTTAGTGGCATGGAACGATTTGATTTTGTTAATAAAGATTTTCCAGAGCACAATCATTTTTATACTATGTGGCCAAACCCGTGGGATAAAAACTCTACAAATAAAAAATTATGGGAAGCATATGCTGAATCTTTATGGAGTGAAAAATTTATCTGTGTAGAGACATTATTAAACATTCGAGAAGCAGAAATGTTTTGTAAGGCACACGGATTTCATTTAATTGTTGGCAGTGCATTTGACGTTAGAATAACTAAAGATTATTTTGTTAAACACCTAGGGAACAGTCATCTTGAGTTGATTAATTCAATCCCATGGGGATCATTTTGCCAACCGGGCGGGGTTAGAAGCTTTATGGAGATGCTACTAATTATGGAAGGGCGTCCAGATTTGGTTGCAGGAGGATTTTATGATTATTGTCATAAGCTCAAAGGACCAACCGATTTTGTTACACCCTGCGCCCACCCTAGCCAAAATG